GCTTTAGCCCGACAGAGGGGCTTTAGCCCGACAGAGGGGCTTTAGCCCGACAGAGGGGCTTTAGCCCGACAGAGGGGCTTTATGAGATAATAGCCTTAGATGGTAGTGAGGTACCAGAAGAGTTTGATTTGTCACAAGCTGTCATTATTGATGGTGATGTACGTGTGACGGGTAGTTTGACAATGGGCGGCAATATCGTCTGCAATAAATTTGTGGAGGTGTAGTCTATGGGTCACTCTAACGGTAAAATCACCGCACCTGTCGGATTGGATAGTGATGTATATCCTACTCTAGGTATCGGTCCTACTAGTGATGGTTATGATTTGGGATATGCGTGTGCAAATACGCATGGGAAAATAAATAAATGGAGTAAATATAAACCTGTGAGGCAACCATACTTAGATTATCGTTCTGATTATTGGAAAGCTAATGATGGTTTATGTGGTCTAAGTGTAGTGGGATACATGTCACCAGGAACGCTTAATAGCGGATTTCTAAAAGACCTTTTTGATGGTGTAGACTGGGGATATAATGCTCCTACTGGTGGAGATTCAGCACCTTATCGGATATTGGATTTCAACGGATATAATCATAATGCTATAGTTCCTTTTGGAGATGACGTTCCATCAGATGTATATTTGGACACATCTAATAATCTAGAAATACAACTTGAACAGACAACAAATACTGATGATAACATTTTGCTATCCTATTTAAGCTATCAAGGAACTCCATTTTCTGAAATGTATGCAGGGGTAGGACTTTTACAAAATACTAGATACATTTTAGTAACATCTGAAAGTATGTTTACTGATTCAGTATCTATAAGGTTATTAAATATAGGTAGTTATGTAGGTAAATGGAAAGTAGCTTTTTTCTTGTCATCTAATAAAATAGGAGTAGATGATGAATTAAAACAAGGAATATACATACCTATTCCAGTAACACCAAAAACAATGACTATTCATGCAGCTGGATCTCTATACGTAATAGAAGCATTTGGTACATGGAACTCTTCTAATAACCAAATTACATACAACTTCATTATAACAAATAATAGTGGGTCATCTGTTACTATACGTGGTATAGTTCTTGTGTTAATGAGGACAAGAACAGTTCCAGAAGCTGGAGAAAATGCTGGTTCATTACTTACAGGACTTACTGCACAGGTTCCGGCAAAAGGAACATATAGATCATCTATGTATTCCTTTAATGTTAGTAGAGATTTTTCTTATGATTATTATATTGCAGCAAGAGCCACAAGGGTAAATACCACCTATAATATGGTTGAAGATTACGCTCCATAAATTTTATCAATCCCCAATAAAATAAGCCCGAAAGTTACACGAACTTTCGGGCTATTTTGTAACCTGAAAACAATATGAAACCGATACCTATGTATCCAAGATTGATTAGTATTTTTTGCCATTTAGACAATTCCTTTTCTACCTTTACTTCTACAATTTTCTCCACGGTTATTATCGAATCTTTCGTCACTACCGTTTCTTTTTCCAAGGATGGGATGCTGTCTTGTAGAAAGTCTTTCTTGTTTTTCAAACTATGAAAAAGCCTGCCATCCGACATTATTTTAGCGTCTGATACGGCTAATGATGTTTCCAAGTGTGAACTATCTTCAAATGTTGTATGTTGTATGTGTTCTGTTGGAAGAGTTATTATTTTTGATTGCCATACTACTCTTTCCGTTACTGTCGTGTTGTGGTCTACTATGGTTGTATTTGTCGAAGATGGAAGTAGCTTGCGTGAACAAGAACACGACAGTAACAAAAAAAATAGCAATATAGAAAACGGCTTATTCATGTGCGTTTTATTGTTAAAAACATTAAATCATATTATAAATCTGAAATTCATTTATTCGTCACATCAATCAACCCATATGAAATATATTTCAATTTCTTATAAGAAACATCTTTCTTGTTGCTTCCATTGTCTTTTAAATTAATGTTTATTCAACATAAGTCGGGATTACTCCCGTTAAATACCCATCGCCAATGTTGGATGAGGTTTTCATAAGCAGCACCGTTTCACCGAATACGCTACTCCTTTTAACCACTTAACTTAGAGCTACAGACTTGGGTAAACATCCGTAGGTAACTATATATCATTCTCATCCAACGTAGCACTCAAAGTGCTTAGGCTAATAACCTGACTCCAAATGAAGCATATATAAAATATACAGTAAACTTTAATATCTTATATATTATTCGAGGTTATCTACCAAGTTTGTTGCGATAAGCGAGATGAATTCCTCCTTTGGTATTTCCAATGCTTCGGGAGAGTTCCATTTCACCTTGATTGCACCGTCAGTACCAATGAGTTCAATTATTTTAGTGAATCCTTCAAAGGCGAAGTATCTAGGCTTCATATCACATTCCTCTTTCATTTTCTCTTGGTATGCTTCGGAGTATGCCTTGTTCAGTTCTTCTGTTTCCTTGTTGAAATCTTCTTCTGTCTTTCTGATTTCATCCGCTTCTTTCTTTTCCTCTTTTGTTGCATCTTCCTTACCGTCAATCTCTTTCATGCGATTGATTTTCTGTGCGCGCTCGTCATATCCTTCCTTCTTTATTTCTTTAAGAACCTGTTGCATATCATCATCGAATGCTTTTGCAGCTTTGTCGTAAGATACACGCATAAGCATAATCTTTGCTTTCAAATCTGATGGAAGTTCCTTTCCTTCTAGCGATAGAGGAATATTCAAGAGAGTTAATCTCTTTAAAAACATTTCTTGGTTTGTCATTTTTTATTGCTGTTTTAAATTGAAACTGATGAGATTCCTTTCGTATTGATATATTTTGTCACATCGGTTACGAAAGAGTTGATGATAGTAATGATAGCGATTTGGGTATCCAGTTCAGGGTGGTCATTGTAGTTGATTGCTATACCACCGTTCTGATTGAAATAGAATGTGGCGAGTTGGTTCTCTGATTCAAGCGATTTCACCTCTCCGCCATCAAATGAATCAATTGTTTTACCGTTTGATACATTTACATTCGCGTTCACCTTGTATTGTTTTCCCACATTAGCTTCATTGCTGAATGTTACGCTGGCTGAATTTACGCCAACGAGTGTTACTTTGTTTTCTTCTACAGCCATAGTTATAAAAATTAGTCAATGCAAAGATAGTATAATTGGCTTTATTTACTATTTTTAATATGTTAAAAAATGCTAATATATTTTTACTTGTTATCAATCATATAATTATGCTTATTTTTTGTTATTTTTGCCATAATTAAAGTTTATTAGTATGGCTGATATTGATTTAGGAGCATTAAAGTTTAAGATCGGTCTAGATGATTCAGGTCTTGACAAACAGATAAAGGATATACAAAAGAAACTACAGGACACCTTTAACCAGGAGATGTCCTTTAAGCCTATGTTGACTGATATAGGCAAAATGAACGCAGAACTTAGCGAGGTTGTAGAAAAGATAAATAAAGCTAATGAAAACGCATCCAATGTAGGGAAAGGAAAGTCGAACAAGAAAATGGATATACTTGTTCAGATGGAAGAATTGTCAAACAAGATTGTCGAAGCGACAAGGGAGTATGACAGGCTGGAAAAGACTTACCGTAACTTAGGCAATGCAGGTGGGGATAAGGGGATGGCTACAAGAAAAGCCAATCTTGAAAGTCAGAAGAAAGCGATAGACGATCTTGTCGCTGAATTGAACAGATTGAAAACCGCATATTCCCTTACTGCTAACAGTGCGCCTAAATTGTCCATTTCCGATGAAAGAGAACTTAATCTTCTACGCCAGCAATACGAGATGGAGATTGCACGGACAAAGGAGATGGAAAAGCAAGCATCAAAGCAGGAACAGGCGAATAAAAAGATGCAGCAGACCAATCAGAAGTATCTACAATACCTTTCTGGTCAGTCTGGACTTGCCCTTGGTATGCCGGAGGGAAGTGCTGAGGACTTGAACAAGAAAATTGCTGCCATACAAAAAAGACTTGAATTATTGAATAAATTTAAGGTTGATATTCCTTTGAACAGCAATCAGATAACAAAGGCTGACGCTCTTATTCAGAAATTGCAAGGCAGATTGGAGAAGTTGCAATCATCTTTAAGAAAAACATCAACGAATGAATTGCTTAATATCAATCCTACATCTATCAATCAGGCTAACAATCTTATTTCTGAATTGACAAACAGGCGTAATGCACTTAATACGACTGATGCAAACTATAACCGTACCCTTACTCTTCTCAACAGGAAGATACAGGAACACAACAAGTTTGTAAATGAAGCCACATCCTATGGAACAAAGATGCAGCAGACCAATCAGAAAAATGCTGCAAGTTCAAAAGAGTTTTCCGAGGAACTGACAAAGCAGAGCAGAATGATGCGTGAGTTTGTCAATACGATAAAGACTTATGCCGGGTTCTACTTTTTCAGAGATATGTTTCAGGAACTTGTTGCCATTCGTGGAGAGTTCGAGTTACAACAGGTATCTTTACGTGCCATCATACAGGATGCAAGACGGGCTGACCAGATATTCAGTCAGATTAAGGGTCTTGCTGTAATATCTCCTTTCCAGTTCAGTGATTTGGTTGGATATACCAAACAGCTTGCCGCATTCCAGATACCTGTCAACGAATTGTATGGTACCATGAAAAGCCTTGCGGACGTTTCCGCAGGTCTTGGCGTTGATATGGGACGTATCATTCTTGCCTATGGCCAGATAAGAAGCGCAGGTGTGTTAAGAGGACAGGAATTACGTCAATTGACAGAAGCCGGTATTCCTGCATTGGACGCATTGAGAAAGAAACTGGAAGAAGTAAGAGGTGTGGCTCAAACTACTGATGATGTGTTCAACGCCATATCAACACGTCAGATTCCTTTCGAGTATATTCGGGAGATGTTTACCACAATGACGGAAGATGGTGGTATGTTCTACAAGATGCAGGAAATACAAGCCGCATCTTTGAAAGGTATGGTAAGTAACCTTGCCGATTCATACAAGATTATGATGAATGACATAGGCGAGGCGAATGATTCCGTTCTGAAAGGTATCGTTGGAAGCATAACCGATGCGATGAACAACTGGAGATACTTCTCTAAAGCAATAGAGGGCGTTGCTGTAGGATATGCCGCATTGAAAGGATTGCAGTTGGCTAGAACAGCCATGCTAGGAAAAGAAGTTGTCGCAACAACTAATGCTATTAAGGCTGAGAAATTACGGGAAGCCCAGTTGCTTAAACAGGCTGCAATGTACAGAACGCTCACTACTGCCGAGAGGTGGAAGATAGCGACAGCGTCAAAACTGTCTGCCGTAGAGATAGTTGCTGCCGTTAATTCGGGAAAGATGTCAGCAGAGATGGCAAAACGTATTCTTGCCACGAATATGCTGACACAGGCTGAACGGCATCTTCTTGTCACCGAACTTAAACTGACAGGTGCGGAAGCTGCAAGAATGTTGTCTATGACAAAAACGACAATGTTGATGAACAGATTCAAACTGGCAACATTCGGTTTGACAAATTCATTGAAAACATTGTGGCTTACGATAAAGGCTAATCCGCTCATGACGATACTTACCGTTGCAGGACTTGTGGCGGAAGCGTTTCATGTGATGTCTGCACGTTCGGAAGAGTTTAATCAGAAGATAAAGGACAGTGCAAAGTCTTTCCGCGAATCATACAGTGACTTGCAAAAAGACCTTGACAAAATAAACTTTGATAAACTCACCCCGGAAAACCTTGAACAGCTTGATACGAAACAGTTGCAGTCGTATGAGGAAACACTGACTGGAATATTGTCTAAATATGGCAATATGGGGCAGTATATAATACAGAACAGCAAGAAGATAGATGATCAGAAATCACGTGTGGAATATTTGCAAAAGTCAGCATCGGAACTAGAGCAAGTTTATAAACGTGCTGCCGAAAATGCGGATATATTGTTCAAGGCGGACAAGGCAACATCTACAGGCGTGTTTGGTGACTCATTCTCTGATTTGCTTAAAGATTATGAGAAATCGTCTGTAAAACTCACTTCAGCAAGTAAGGATATAGAAGAGTTTCGTGGGCAGATAGTACAGGCATCCAAGGAAATTATAAACATGGGTAAGGGTACTAAGGAATGGAGAAATGAACTTACCGAACTGATAAACAAAGGGGCTTCGGCAGCTACTATTGTCGAGAAGATACGTTCTTTGGCTGAAACGTCAGGGGATGCGAGAACATTTGAAATATTCAAGAACAAGACCCATTTTGATAGTGAGGAATTGTTGAAGGAATATGACAAACTGAAAGTAGGTATAATGGGCGAAACTAAAGAACTTGAAAAATCATTTAATGTTTTTGCAAACAGTCTTGACAAAGAATTGAAAAAAGTATTTGTCGGCATTGATCCAAATAAATTAAATGAGGCTCAAAAGGACTTTATAAGGATTCAGTCTGAAAATTTTTCCACAACTAGCGAACTTGGGGAGAATGCTAAAAAATTGTTTAATGAATTTATTGACAAAAAATATGCTGTTAAAATAGAACTTGACGATAAAGAAGCACAGGAAGGTTTGACTGGATGGAAGAAATCACTTGACGAGATTACAGGACATAAATGGACTATTGCTATAAAGGCTGCCGATGTGAAATCTATGGAGGATTACTTTAAATCGGTAAAACAGGAATATAAAGACGCCAAAAGTTCAATAGAAAATTTACAGCGCACCATTGATATGTATGTTAGCCAAGGAAAGGTCAAGAAACTTGGAGATGAGTATCAAATTACAGGAATTGTAAGCCCTTATGAAGCCGAGCAAGTACAACAGACGGTATATGAGATTAACGCTGCCAACGAAGCGATGTCAAAGGCTACGGGAACAGCAAAACAATTCAACCTTGAACTGGAAAAGCAGAAGAAGGAAGGAAAAAAAAGAGATCCTCTTGCTGACCTTTGGAAAAACAGGTTGTCATTGCTTGAATCCGCCTATTCCAAGTTCAAGGATTTGAGCATTAACATAGGCAAGGAAGAAGCTAAAAAGCAGATTGAAGCCATATACGGTTCACAGGCGTTAAAACTTGGCGTGGATATTGTATATGACAAACAGGCTATTGTTGACAATTATAACAAGGCTGCAAAGGAATTGGAAACACGTGTTCCACAGGATGCTGTTAAAAATGCAAGAAAAGCAGCCGAATTGTCCTCTGAAATTTATGTTGATGCAGCCAAGAAGGTGATGAAGAGGATTACGGATGAGTTTGACAGATACAAGAACAAGTATGACTTTTACAGTGACATACTTGGAATAACAGGTGATTCCGAACTTGCCTTAGACCTTGCCGTTCAGTTCAGTGGTGACACATCTACTATGGCTGAAAGTTTTGCAGCAGGCATATATAACAATCTGCAATCCGCATTGGCAGGAATGAATCTTGACCTTGGCGTTTCTGTTGTGCCCGATACATCTTCATTCACCTCAATGAACCAGTATATAAATCAGATACAGGAAGCAATTAAGGGGAATAAGAATATCGGAGAAGATCAGAAAGAGGTTATCCAAGGAATGATTGACGCATGGAAAGGCTATTTCGGTGAGATGGCAAAGCAGTATGCTAATGACCTTGCAGAATACGGTGACTACTATACTCAGGTTGATATCATCAGAGAGAAGTACCGTAAAAAGATTGAAGGAGCAAAGGGTATGGGCAACACATCCTTATCTTCCGCATTGCAGAAAAGCGAAGAGATGGACTTGTTCAAGCTGACCACAGACTATCAGAACTTCTTCGGTGCTGTTGAAGCGATGTCTATGGAAGCTGCAAATACCGTTGCCGACAAAGTAAGGGAAATGCTCAACAGTGCGTTCAGGTCTGGTGCTATCAGTGCAAAGGAATACATGAAAGAACTTGAACGTGTGGACAAGCAGATAGAGAAGATGATGAAGAATAACCAGTCTGACTTGCAGACGTACATGAAAGAAGGTATTGAAGGTCTGTATAACAAGCGTTATGATGCAGGAAAGTCAAAGATGATGGCAGGCATGAATGATATGCAACAGGCTATGGCTGACATCGAAAATGCTTCCAAGGCATACGAGGACGCGATGAAGAATGGTGATGAAGAAGCTGCCAACGCTGCGTTGAGTGCCAAGTCGGAAGCCGAATCAAGATATAAGAGCGGACAGGAAGCTGTCAATACTGGTAAAGGAATGATGGCTGCCGCACAGAACGCTTTGCAGACGGTGAATCTTATTGACTTTATCATAACCAACATATACAATGCCATAAAAGCCATGCAGCAGATAATCGCATCCGTGTCCAACCTTATGGATTCTATGGGTAAGGATACTGACAGTGGTTTCATGCGCGAGATGAACCAGTTCTCGGAAGCTATGGGCGTTATGAATGAAGGAGTGAAGAAATCATGGGATTCATTCAAAAGCGGTGATTTTGCAGGTGCGATAGGCTCGGCTATATCCATGCCGCTTGATGTTATCGCTACGTTTAACAGGCAGCATGATAAAAGGCTTCAAAAACATATAGAGAATCTTGAATTTGAATCAAAGAAACTTACCAATATCTATAATATGCTTGAAAAGGAATTTGAGCACATTATAGACCCGGAAAGACTTGATGAGGTGACATCCCAACAGGTATCAAACCTAAAACAGCAGTTGCAAATTCAAAAAGAAATTCTAGCTGCCGAAGAGGACAAGAAAAAATCCGACAGGGAAAAGGTAGAAGGTTACAAACAGACCATAAAAGAATTGGAGTATGAGATAAGATATTATACGGAAACGCTTGCCAGCGAATTGTATAGCATTGACTTGAAAGATTGGGCTAGCCAGATAGGTGACGCTCTTGTCGAAGCATGGCTGAAAGGGGAAGATGCAGCTAAGGCGTACAAGAATACCGTAGCGGACGTTATGAGAGATGTTGTCAAAAGCTGGGTACAGCAACAGTACATAGAAAAGGCAATGCAACAGGTACAGACTACATTATTTGGAGCAGACGGTAAAGGTGGTATGTTTGCAGACAACAAGATAGACAAGGATGAACTTATAATACTAGGAAATGTAATGGGTTCATTGGAATCAGCCTTTGCGGAAGCTGGAGGTGTAGTCAATGAGATAAACAATGCACTAGGCGGAATGCTTACCGAAACAGAGGAAAATGCGGAAGGTCTGTCCAATGCCATTGCAGGAGTTGACGAGAATACATTCAACCAGGCATTGGGTTATCTTAACGGGATGAGATACGAAATGGTTGTCCAAAGCGATCTTCTCCGTCAGTTGGTATCGTTAAACGGTGGTTCGGCAGGAACGGGAGGAACGAACATGACAGCCATACAGCAGTCACAGTTGGAGGTTCTCACCCAGCAGCTTGCCGCAACTATGGCGATAAAGAAAGCACTCCTAAGTGTCGTTTCCATTGCCCCAAGGTCAGGCGGAAATGCGATAAAGGTTATAATTGACTGATAATATAAACGCCCTGCTAGCTTCACAGTTGGCAGGGCGTTTGAAATTAATCATGAACAAAAAAAATCCAATCACTTGAGGTGCTTAGCGGAATCGAACCGCTGTTGTCGGTTTTGCAGACCGTTGACTAAACCACTCATCCAAAGCACCGATTGTGATGCAAATATATAAAATTATTATTTAAAGTTAGATGGTTTATAAGACTATTTTTGTTATTTTTGCACTAATAAACAATGTACACGAATGGCTATATCTAAATATTTTATAAAGAAAGGAAGCGATACGGCAAAGGATTTGTATGCCACATACAGGCTGTATATACTTGAAAGCAAGGGATTATGGGATTTGCCGACAAGAAAGGAAGCCTATGCCGAAAAATGGTATGACAAGAACGGTCAGAAGGTGTACGAACCTGTCACGCCTGTTTACCAGCCAACGGAAGGAAGCATAACATTTGCCGCTTTGGGAGATGTGGAAACGGTAAAGACTAATATCCGTTCGTTCTATTCATATATAACCAATGTGATACCTGCCACTCCCGGTACGCCATACGGTTCATCCTCTTTCTCTATATGGAATGATATATGGGGAGAATCGGCAAAGCAGGTGATAAGATGCACGGGTTTTGAAACAGGTGCAAAGTTGAGTTATCAGGACGTTCAGGACTTACAGAACCCAGACCGACTTGTGTCCGCCTATACATTTTCGTTAAATTTCAGTATTGACCAACCAACGCTTTAAAGACCAATGATTTTACAGATTAAAAGAGGAAATAGGGTTATTGCGGAGAGTGCTGATTTTTCATACAGCCCGTCTTTGCAGGAAGTGAGAAAATTGACTTGTGAAGTCGTTTCCGTTGTTCCGATAGAGTTCAAGGCATACAACTCAAAGAGCGAATCGGAATACGATACAGTCGTATATAACGGTAATACATTCATCCTGTACCAAGCCCCATCGGGAGATAATCTTAATGAAGCAGGAAAATACAAATACTCTCTTCTGTTTTACGGTAAGGAAGTATTGTTGCAGAATGTGGCATTCCTTGACATAGTAAGCGGAACAGGCGGTGAGATAAACAAGATAAGATACACACATGGCGGTCTGTTCCAGTTTTGGGGTGATGCAAAACAGCTTGCAGCACGTATAGAAGCGAATATACAGTCTTACAATGCGTCATTGGGTGTGGGATATACAGGCATTGGTACATGGACGCTTAATGTGGATGCAGAAGGCGAACTGACAGAGGATATGATTGACATAACCGATGGCACCAACCTGTTTGAAGCATTGAAGAACTTCTATGACAAGTTTTATCTCAATTATTACTTCTCAACGACAGCGAACGGTGGGATAATAACCATTACGGACAAGACAAGACCGTCCGTAAACTGGACATTCAAGCAGGGTGACGGTGGGGGTGCTGTAAAAGTTTCCTCTTCCGTAGATACAAGTACACCTGTCATAACCCGAATCATACCACAAGGTGGAAGCAGGAACGTTCCGCCTGAATACAAGAAGGACGCTAAGCCTGCCGATGAATCACGCTATTGCCCGTACATCCTTCTTCCGAATGATTCTGACGGGAACATAAGATATTTCATTGACAGTGAATATGGATTGAAAAACTATGGCGTGAGAGGAAAAACCATATCAAACACGTTCAGTGGGATATATCCTTCCATCAGAGGGAAAAAACTTGGAGATTTGTACCCGTCAGGACTTCCCGAATGGGATACATACAAGGCGGACGGAGAACCCGATCCTCAATCGGGTAAGGTGGCAGGTGAGGGTGCTAGCACATCTACACGGATAGACAAGATTATCGGTTCTACTCCGATAAAGAGTGATGATAGTGACAGTTTCTTCATTTATATGACCTCTCCCGGATTCAACCTAGGGTACAAGGTATATGAGGACGGTGATTCATCCGACAAGATAAATGACAACGTGCAGCCACAGTACAAGCCCCATGCTATGTTTGACAAGTACAGGGATTTTGAGAGTTTTGATATATATGGTACAAGGGCATATTATGACCAGCCTGTAAAGGTTACTGCCACATTCTCCGGAAAGATGCTTTTCAGTATATTACCTATAGGAAGTGATGCTGTAGGGAAAAAGGTGAAGATTAATCTACGTATGGTTACGAACCGTGTATTGGGTCAGGCTTCTCCTTTGAAAGAGGTTGTTATCGGAGAGGAAGGTGCTACTGGTATGCTTGAAATACCTTACGACAAGACCGCTCTTGTAGGATATATAGAAAAAGGTCAGAATACGACAGTCACCATACGTGTTGAGTTCACGTTTGATTCTGATGTTCCTGTCGGAAGCTGTAAGATCGGATTTAGTGAGGAAATGACCTGCAACATACATTTCGGTAATCGGGACGGTTCACAGGATAGGTTCTATTACAAATACGCTTCTGTGACGGATGCAGTGTTCAGTATGCGTACAGGAACTTATACGGGAACGGAATTTAAGATAAACAAAAACGGTATTATTCCTCTTTACGGTGAGGTGAACGGTGATACGGGGGAAACGGAAGAGGATGTTGCCATGTTTAATAAGGGGGCACGATATAAAATATCATGCTACAGAACGGATAGCGACAATGCCAAACTTCCGCTTTATACGGATGGTAAATCTCCTTCAATTGCAGCAGGAACGGAGTTTGTCATTCTGAATATTGTCATGCCCGAATCGTATGTGACAATGGCTGAGAACACGCTTGAAAAGGCGGCTCTTGACTACCTGTCAAGATATGACCATGAGAACCGAACCGTTTCACTTGACATATCTAGCGGATTTGTCGCAGAGCATCCTAATCTTTTCATTGACTTCATAGAAGGAAATATGCTAAAGGTAAGGGATGATGGAATAGGCGTGTTCGATTTCTCTGATAACGGTCAGATAGTGGATATGCAGTTGCAGATACAGTCTTTGGAAATTAAATATTCTAAGGAGAATATGTTTCCGTCATATTCATGCACCATTGCAAGAAGAAAGATACTGTCTTTCTATGAACGGCTGGCACAGGAGAATCAGACCGCTTCAACACAGAATACGACAAATGTAACATTAGGTGGAAGTGGTACGGGAAGCGGAACAAATATTTTCTCTGAACAGCTACTTAATGACCTTATTGCATCGTTTCAGAAGTTCAACGGATGGTTTGAATGGGATGAAGTAAACCAAGCGTTACGATGCAAGTCAGCGTTCTATACAAACCAATGGATATCAGCGTTGGGCGCACAGAGTGGTAGCGGAGAACCGGGAGGTGGAGAAGGCGGACTGATTAAGGCCGTGTACGGATTTGCCGATTTAGGTAAGACGTTTGACGATTCCAACCTTAGCAATACATTCAACGCATATACCATCAACGAGATATGGAAGCTAGCCAAGGAAGGCGGGATGAATACGGACAAATTGTGGCAGGAGTTGGGAAAGGATGATCCGACAAAGAAAATTCACATATCCCATATTCCTGACAATAAATTTGTAACGCTTGATACGGAACAGACAGTTACTGCAAGCAAGATATTTACTGGTCAGTTGTCTACGGCAAATGTAGTTCCTAGCGTGAACAACGCATCCACACTTGGTCTTGAATCGAAGAGATGGGAGAATATTTATGCTGTAGATGCCAACATAAGCGGAACGGTAAAAACACAGGCGTTGCAGGTTGGCGATATAAAGATTATATATGATTCCGTAAACAAGGCAGTAACATTTGAGCATATAGATGGAAGTACGGAAATAGGCTTCTATACCAGAGGATGGATTTCCGCTTTAGGCGTATCGCCTGGAGGAAGCGGAGGAAGCGGTGGTGACGGACTTGTGAAAAACGTATATGGTTTTTCCAATCTCGGCACAACCTTCTCCGATTCAGACCTTGACAATACGTTTAATGCGTACACGATAAACGAGATTTGGAAAATGGCGAAGGAAGGTGGTGGTATAAAGAACATCACCCAGTCGGGGAGTGGAAATGCCGTAACAGACATGGCACTTAGTTCTGACGGAAAAACCATTACTGCCGTATTCGGGGAAACATTCGCTAGACAACAGGACTTGGGTACGCTGAATAATACCGTAACACAGTTAAGCAATAAGCTGAACAACTTCCTAGAGGGAAGCGATACCGATAACATCATCAACAAATGGAAAGAACTTGAAGCGTTTCTTGACGGTCTTACGGAAAGCGACAACCTAGCCGAACTTCTTGCACTGAAAGCGGACAAAACCATAACGATAAGTGCAGGAAATGGTCTTACGGGAGGTGGAAACCTGTCCGCAAACCGCACATTGTCACTAGCTACCACGGGGGTGAAGGCTGGTACATATACGAAAGTTACTGTAGACACCTACGGGCGTGTTACAGTTGGTGATAATCCTACCACTTTGGCAGGGTACGGAATTACTGATGCCGTTACCTTGACTACTGCTCAGACTATTTCGGGAAGAAAAACGTTTAGTCAGAATATAGTATTCAATAATAACGGTGGTATAACATATCCCGATGGAAATGTAGCATTAAGAAATTCAAACGGTCATACAATACTAGCTAGCTTCGGAGATGGAAGTATAAATCTAAGACCTAATGGGCACAATAATACGGAAGGTGCTGTTTGGATTGATAAGGCAGGAAATGTTCAAGCACCATCAGTGTCAACAAATACCATTACGATAGGAGATGCTCAACTTGTTTACGATTCGGCAAACAAGGCTCTGAGAGTGAAGCATAGAACAGACGGAAATACGGTAGGATTCTACTCGGACGGTTGGATTACGGCTCTTGGAGTGCAGACAGGTGGTGCTGGTGGAGGAAGTGGTGTCATAAAGACCGTGTACAGCTTCGCAAACCTTACTGACGGCACAACCTTCTCCGATTCAGACCTTGACAATACGTTTAATGCGTACACGATAAAGAAACTGTACGACATGGTTGGGCAGGGAGGACTTGACGCTGATGCTATGTGGGCTGAATTGAAAAAGGCTGATTCAAGTAAAATCATAGACGCAAGTCATATCCCTACTTCCGTATTGGACGGTAGATGGGTGAAAAAGGCTGGCGATACTATGACTGGAACACTTACTTCCGCATCTTCTTCCGGCTCAATCGTATTCAAGGGAGTGGAAAATTGTGATATTACCAATATCTACAAGGATAACGGAGTTATCAGGAACGATGATGGTGGGTTAACTTCTATAAGAAACGGGTTAAGGTTCAACTGGTATGACACATATTGGTATATAGGAAACCTTAGAGGAAGTAGTACGGATAGTGCAGGATTTGGTGTCGTAGACCATAACAACAAACTAGTTTTACGTGTCACTCCAAATGATGTGAGAGCACCTAGGTTTATGTCAACTGTTGCCACAGGGTTATCACCGTTGATAGTTTCAAGCAATACGCTTGTTAATAATTTAAATAGCAATTATCTTGAAGGGTATAACAAGTTTGGGTTTATACACAGTAACTATTCGGCTTCTACTAACGGAGCTGCGTATGTCAGTGGAGATACACATATTATGCTTATAGCCGAAATAGGCATAGACACTACGTATAGCACGTATGTTATATTACTGTCAAATGAGTTTTGGGGACATCAACACTATTCAGCATTACAGTTACATATAGCTTGTACAAACAATGATAATAATGGTAACAAAACCCCAAGATGCTCTGTTAATGTAATGAGTATGGTAGGTTCTCATGCGAGAAGCGTTTACTACAAAGTAGAAAATAATAAGGCGTATATTTTTATAAAAGTTGGAGGTGGAAATCAGTATGGAAGATGGGCTTCTACTATACTACAAAACTATGATAGCATAACAACTAACAATGCCAATACAACGGGTAATATTACTTTGAGATTTGCCTTTAACCAAGCTAACTCCGGGTTAAGTGATGCAAGTTATGTTAACTATATAAGCTCCACAGGATTAGCCACTTCCCGTACCCTTTGGGGGCAGTCATTTGATGGTACGGCTAACGTAAGCGGAAATATGACGGGCGTAGGTAGCATTAACATGAGCGGTGTACTGACAATAAAGAATTCAACCTACAACAAACAGCTTATAATATGGTCAGCAGGTTCTACTGCAAAGAATCAAGGAGAAGGTATTTTGTTCAGATGTGATGATGCAACCCAAGGAGTAGTATTACGCCATGAATGGTATGATACATTTGTTCCCGGATATGGACTTGCTGTCAGCAAGCATGATTCATTGGAAGCAGGGGATGCAAATATGTTCTTTTACAATACAGGACGGTTCATAGCAAAAGCACCACAAGGAACATCACCCTATCAATGCGTGTCTACTACTTTAAATGTCAATCTTAATGCAGACCTTCTTGACGGATTTCACGCTGAAAGGTTCTTGTTAAGTGTAGGTAGGAGTGATGGTACTTTTGACTTAAATACTTATTCTGAAAGAGCAATTAAGGAAATAAGAACAACAGAACAAACTACAAATAATGCCCCTTTTGCTGGATATGGATTATTAGCTAACTTATGGGATTCCAATAAATTTGCTGCATTACAGATAGGAGGAACTAGTGCAGACTTGTTTTTTAGAGGAAAACATGATGGTACTAATAAGATAACGTCTGCATGGCATAGATTGTTACATACTGAAAACTACGCATCTATTGCTGACGGACGTTACGTAAAGAAAGCAGGTGACACCATGACAGGGGATTTAACGATGAACAATACCAAAGGCTTTAATATGGGTTGGAGTACTAGAGTGGTTAAAACTACGGGTGTTTGGATTCACGGTGGCGGAGATGCAGCTTCCTCAACCGATGCAAACTTGCGTTTCGGTTCTTGGTATGGTATAGGTTGGTATCCCACAATCAGTGGACAAACGGTAACGCAGGGAAACAACGCCATGTGGTTGAATGTGAGAAATGGAAATTTGGATACTCATGGTGCTATTACTGCCCATACTAATTATTTAGCTGCAAACTGGGATTCGGCTAGACGGTTGGTATTGGGCGGTGGAAGTTCCTATGCTTATATTGATTCAAGAAATTCAAGCAATAATGTATTATGCAATATCGTACTGGAAGATAACAAGGTTTTTATAGGTAATTATGTTGAATCGAGCAGGTTCGTGTCCACCGTAGGCACAGGCACACAACCGTATCAGTGCTCGTCTACAACATTGAACTCTAATTTAAATGCGGATATGCTAGACAATTGGCATCTTAATTTCTTACCTAGAAATTACAATATAGGTAGATGTTATGCAGTAAGATTTGCTCTAGGTGGTGAAGATAATGGTTGGAAAAAGATATTCGCTTGTTCTGAATCGGGAACCGGACCATATAAGTCAGTAACGGTTTGGGGAAGGATATGGTATGCCTATGGAAATCATGCACAGTCAGAAGTATGGAATTATCACTTCTGTGCCATATTTTATATGAGAAGTGGCCCTAGTTCTTCTGATAGCAGTGTGGGAACTGTTGAAAATTCAGCACGCCTTTATCTCCCCACATTTGCAAAAGGAATGGATAACATTCGCCTTGTACGTGTAGGAACAAACAATTTTGAATTGCAGGTGCGTCAAATTGGTTCATACCACAATGCAAACATTGAATACCAATATCTTTATTATGGGTGCAATGTTTCTGCATGGGAAAATCTGCAATCCACATCCAATACGTCTGTGGCTGTATCGGCTGGAGGTGCTTCCACGCTGGCTGACAGTAGGGCTTCTAGTGCGGATGTGTGGACTACTGCCAGAACGTTCTACATACAGGACCACAACGCTTCCCATACGGGTGCTGGGGTTAGTGTGAACGGTTCTGCAAATGTATATTTAAAACTCCCCAATTCCATTCAATGCAGCGGTTGGTTCAGAAGTACAGGAAATTCAGGGTGGTATCATCAGGATTATGGTGGCGGAATATATATGCAAGACAGTGCATGGGTAAGAGTGTTCGGGGGAAAGAGATTTTATGTTGAAAATGGAGATAATACTGATTTTAATGCAGCTACTGCAATATCAACTGAAGGGGGAATATATGCGAGAAAGAATATTACAAGTAGTGCTAATATTATTGCAAACGGAGCTGTTACTGCCAAGGCATCCTCTTCCGATATAAGGTTGAAAACCGATATTCAGGGTTATGATGCTATGGGTATTATCCGTAAATTCCGGAGTGTGAAGTATCACTGGAACGCTATTGCCAAGGAAAATTCCGAAGTGTTCAACCATGATAACTGGAATTATGGTCTTATCGCACAGGATTTGCTTTCCGGCGGTTATAGTCAGTGGGTGAAAGACGCTTTCAATGACTACTATACCATAGATTATGAAAGACTTATCCCTGTTGTATGGAAAGGTTTGCAGGAAGTTGATGATGAGGTTACAAGATTAAAGAAAAGAGTGAAAGAATTGGAAAAGAGATTAGGAATTAACAATTAATAAATAAAAAAATATTATGAGTCATTCTAACGGAAAGATTACAGCCCCGATAAACCTTGCTAGTGACGTTTACGCCACTCTTGGCATAGGCAGTGTGAATGGGGATTATGATTTAGGATACGCTTGTGCAAACACCCACGGGAAAATAAACCCGTGGGCACGGTACAAGCCTGTGCGTTACGAAAGCCTTGCACCGGGTGAGAATGAAAAGTGGTGGCAAGGATGGGATGGGAACTGTGGTGTCAAACCTTTTCAAATGGCAGGATACTGGGATGCACCAAAACACGCTGATGGAAGCATGAACGGATGGGAATATACTCCACCTACAGGAGGAAAGTTTCCATTTCGCCTTACCGACTTTAACGGGTACAATCATCGTGCCAGTGCACCGATAAGTGGGTTCTCATGCCCGGACACTGCTACCAATCAGTTTACAAGTAGTAATTTTGTCTGTTCTGCGGCTATAATGATGCCATCCGAAGGGCATGATACTGATTATCTTAACATGGGTGACTTTGCAGAGATAGCCGATTGCTATTTCGGTGTCTACGTTAAGCACAAGACCAGTCAGATGTCCAGACGTGTTACTGCCGACAAGAAGATAGGAACAGGATACGCTATGGTGACTGTAAACTCGTGGGGTATGACTGCTGGGGATTGGGAAGTTTATCCTTTCCTTAGTACAGCTATATTGAAGCAGGATGACCCCGATATTGCTCATATAGCATACACTGTTCCAATGGTAAGTAAAAGAGATATAGAGATAGTTGGTTCTTACGTAAGCATAACAATAATTGGTGGAGTGATGCCATCCGTTATGGGATATATTGAAGTTACCGTAAGAGTGAGAAACGGTTCGAGTAGCTCTATTTCTTTCCGTAATAATAGTTGTATGTCTAGGTTTGCAAGTAAGAAATTTGAAGATCCTATGGTTATAGGTGAATCAAGAGAAACAATAGAGGATTTTTCAGTATCCGCCAATTCCAGCATTGACAAGAAGGTGAGAATATTAATATCATCGGAACTGATTCAATCGGGCAGTTGTAGAGTATGGGTAAGCCTTAACAGTGCTGCATATAAAGATAGTACATTGCTTCTTTCTATGGGCCCTAGTTTATAACCACAATCCTCCCCCTTACCGTTTATCAGTAAGGGGGAGTTAATATCGGTTAATTTCCCACGATTAATAAAGCACTTATCACACTCTACACACATTCCATCGCACAATTCATTTAGCACCCCGTCTATTATTCCATTCAATCTCCTTTTGTTCCAATATAAATAGCACCAAGTATGACAAACGATCATCCGCAAAGGAATGCGAATATATGACTAACTATTGCGTTCATTGTTTAATCCTTTTAAAATATGACTAATCACATCTACTGTCCATCCGTTTCCTAACAGCCCCATGCCTATATGTGGTTGTACCGACTTGGTGTATCCTTCGGGAACTGTCTGTAATCTTTCTGCTTCCGTAATATTGGGCGTTCTGAAACCTTTTTCTGGATTACAGTCGGGTGAGTTGAATATCAACGGTGTAAGTGATTTTTTATATCTTCTTAACAACGATTCGGGGTTCTTGGCAAACCTGTTCCATGATTCAAGCATACACCATGATTTGTCTTTCTTCACATACCCGTCCGTAATGATGTCCTTGAACAGTATTCCCTTGTCCTTCCATGCAGGTATTTCCCAATTGCACCAGTAGTATCTTGCTCTCATTTGTGCGGAGAAATCGGAACTGTTGATATACACATAGTCTACTCCAAGATGTGACGAAATCAAATCAGCCCAATCGGATTTCATCTTCACGTTTTCGAGCATGAACTTTATATTAGGATTGAACTGTCTGATATGGTTGAGTATATTGACATATTCAAAGAATAATCCCGAACGCTCGCCATCGAAGTTCAGTTTCTCTTTCCCTAACTGTGAGAAATCCTGACATGGTGTTCCGCCAATCAGCAAATCAATATCTTCCCACTGTATATTCCATTTGTTCCAGTTTCTAATATCCCCCAATTCAATTATATCGGGGTAATTATCCAATGCAACCTTGATAGACGGTTCATTTATTTCGCTTGCGTAATACTTTTCCACTCTATACCCCATTCTTTCTAGTGCAATACGTCCACAAGCTATCCCGTCACATAAACTTAATACATTCATAGATATGTTTTTTTTAAATTTTCAGCAAATATACGACATAAAACCGTATGCAACCAATACGTTTAACTATTTTTAATTATCTTTGCGATAATAGATAAAATTCATAATATGCAGTTTTCCATAGTACCAAAAATAGATGCCGAGATTATGTTTTCGGAAGATGATCTGTCCGTTTTCAGACAATCGACAGACGGTCTGTATTATATGATCCATACCGAGAAGGTCATGGAAGTGATGCCTATGACGTTGCCGGATGACGAAACGGAACACCCTTTCCCTTACGACACATACGACACTGGCACAAGAGAGTTTGAGAAGCTTCTTTTATCTGATGAGTGGATTAAAATGAGAGAAATATGAGAAAGATAGGTTTTTTTAACATAGGAAAACTTGGACTTGTAAAATCGGCAGGTACAGGAAAAACCGATATAAACAAGGTGATAGAAAAATGGATTAAGGAACATATGGTATTTTGGTATGATATGTCAAAGCCTGTGGATACATATATTCCTGGTGTTACCTATGCAAATCTTTTCGTTGGCAATGGTGGAAAATTAACTTATGATAATGCTATAAATAAGTGTATAATAACCCATACACCTACAAATAACAATAATATTGCATTTTGGCAAATAATTGTAAAACCGTTACAATATGTAGAATCTTATAAAATACGTGTAACAGGATTGCCAACAGGTTTCACTATTAAAGGAAGGATTGGATATGATAATATTCAGATAACGTCTGATGGAGAATATGACATACCTGAATACAGGAACAGTAGCACAACAAACACATCTTATCATGGATTTTATTTGGCAGGTGATAATGTGAATGACGTGGATTGCAATATTGTGGTAGAAGAAATACCTACAAAACAATCCGTTCCCACAAACGAGATACTAAAAGCCAATCCATACCTGCAAGACCATAGCGGAAACAACAGACCTCTGAAACTTAACAATTTCATGTTCGCGGCAATGAGCGGTGTGGGAGGGTATGATATTGCTAGCACTAATATTCTACCCGATAGAGCAAATGTTACTGTTACAGATAACAGAATTATTCATATTACTAAAAAACTATCCACCACAGATAGCATGGTAAACATAGTTCCGGCAAACTCTAACCCAACGCATAAGTTTAAGGTTACAGGTCTTTCTGATGGCAGACAAGTTAGTTTGGTAAACAGAAATGGCGGATTTTATACTTTTGACAACGGGGAGCATGAGGTGACATTAACCTATCCCGAAGGAACCACTTCATTGTATAACGCCATAGGAGTTACAGGAAGTACAGGAGATATGGATGTAACAATAGAGTTTATACCTAGATATCCCAACGCCCTAGTAACTGATGGGGTAGATGATTATGGGCAAATACAGAACTTACAGCATGGCGTTAAGGTGTTGTTTACTACTATTAATCCGTTTGTTGATGGAAAGTTTATCTATGACCAAAGACTGAATACTACTGAACCTTGGCTGTTTGCCGTATTCAATGACAAAGGTAGTATTGCTTATAATAGTAGGAACTCAAACGGCAAGACCTATATTGATGGAACACTGAATGAATCTACAATAGTTTCCGCTTTGTTAAACAAAAAGCAAATAATCACCATAGTAAACAATGATGTGACAGGTGATAAAACTAAAACTCCTGTATTCTTTAGCAATACTGACCATAATAGCGGATGGATTAGTTCAGCTTTCTACAACTCCATCGGTTTCGATTCAGTTCCCACCAAACAGAATGACGGATTCACCGAGCAGGATTTGATTGACTACTATATACCGAAGGCTATCGTAACGATAACGGTGGTGGACGTATCAGGCTCACCCATACAGGACGCAACGGTCACGGTGGGAGGCGTACAGTACAAAACGTTGTCTGACGGTACAGTAAAAGTACGGGGTATGGCAAATGGCACGATGTCGCTGTCTGTAAAGAAAGACGGGTATATGCCGTTTTCTGACAATTCATGGAAGCTTGCTGATTCAAGGATAACGCTAGAGGTTCTTCGGAATACCGTAATCACTGAAAATGGATACAGCATATTGCTTGAAAACGATGGTTTAATATTAACGGAATAATATAATGGAAGATAATCTTAAAATTTCACAGATGCCTCCCGTTGAGACCGCTACGGGAGAAGAGATGATACCATGTGTGACGGGAAGCCCTAAAGAGAACAAATCCGTCACGGTGTCCAAGATAAGACAAGGCATGGTAATGGACGAAAACTATGTTCATACCGACAACAACTTTACTACCCAGTTAAAAACCAAACTTGACGGGATACAGGAAGGCGCACAGAAGAATACCGTCATAGGCGTGAAAGGTAATGCCGAACAGTCTTACAGGACAGGAAATGTCAATATAACAAAAGACAATATAGGTCTGTCAAATGTGGACAATACGTCCGATGCCGAAAAGCCCGTATCCACCGCACAGAAAACAGCCCTAGACAAGAAGGTAGACAAGGTGGACGGTAAGGAGTTATCCACAAATGATTTCACCAATGACTACAAAACGCTTCTCGAACAGATAAAGATGCAGCAGGGGAACATATATGGAGTGGAGATGAGAAGAGGGCAGACAGACCCTGTATTTCAGACATGGATAGGAAAGGAAGAGTTCAAGACATCACATCCTATCCTCAACTCTTTCCGTGCGGCAAAGGTAAAGGACGGTAAGGTAGTAGGATTCCTTGACCAGACCAATTTCTTCAAAATGGCTGACGGTAGCCCGTCAAATATTGTTATTGACGGAACTGATGTAACAGATGACGGAAGCGATATTATGCTTGTAAACACCAAGCCTTTCTGGATAATCAACGGAGGAACGGATGATACATACGAAAGAAGGCTAGTCAGTGACGCTCCGTTTACATACGGTGGCGATACGGCCATAGAGATAAAACCGTTCGGAATGAGTATCGGTTACTCCACGATAAAGGATGGGAAGCAGAGATCTATTTTTGACAACACGGTAAAAGGAGCAACATCAGTAGGAAATCTAGGCGTAAACATAATGGAAGGAAATGGATGGCCTACGACAAATGTATCACGTTTTGATTTTGAGAAATACGCCAGGGCAAAGAACCCGGACATTACGAAGAACTATCCTTATGCCAATGCCTTCGCCCTTGACCTTGAAGTGTGGTGTACGCTTCTCTTTATTAAGTTTAGAACAAAAGACCTACACGCACAGTCTGTTTGCGGAAAAGGAATATCATCCAACGATTCAGCCCCCGATGCGTCAAGCTGGGGGAAAATGACAGGCGTCAGATTCAAGAAGGCGGACGGTCAGACTTATGTGTATTACAAGATGAACGGGCAAGGATTTAAAGCATCAGAAACAGGAACTGCTTACAATTTTTCACAGCTTATAAACAACTACCGTCCTTGCATGAAGATGTTTGAAGCGCAGCTTGCCATGTCATACGCAAAGGAACACAATGTCGCTCCCGACACCGAGTTTGAATATGAAAGCACAAAATACAAATACTACAACTTCCAAGGTCATAACGGATTGGCTGACGGGGAGATGTCGGGTATCGTAGCCAAGTTTGTCAATGCAACTGTAACTAGCGGATGGAGTATTCCTGACAATGCGGCAGTTACAAACCGTGAAATAGAGATATGCTTCACACAGCCTATCATTCGCGGACGTATTGCCGGGTGGGGAGATATATGGATGTGGTACAGTGGGATAGATTGTGTCATGCACGATTCTACATCCATAGACATCTATCAGACCTATGACGTGAACAATCTGACTACGGACAATGTAGCCACAGAAAAGAATCCTGGGGAATCTTACGGTTTTGAGAATACATATGAATTTGTCGGTTCTATGGCTAGAGGTGAAGGATACATAACGAAGAACTTTAAGAACTCTCTTATTGGAGAGGTCAAGGGAAGCAATCTTCACACGGGGGAATGCCATTACAACTGGTTTACGGGAAATGCAGGTTCGGGTAAGATTGGAAGGCGTGGTGTTTGCTTTGGTGGTCGGTCGGACCACGGCTCTTGTTCTCTGCGGCTTGGTAGTGCGTCCGGTGCCCCTTCGAATGTGAACACGAACATCGGTGGCGGCTTTCGTTGTACAATAACCCAACCCTAATTTTTCACGAAGTGAAAAATCCCCCTCCCAAAACTTGCAAAATATATTAATAATGTTTAAGTTTGCATAATTAAAAATCTAACCAAATGCGTCAGCAAAGTTAAATAAGTCTGTCAAAGGCGGTTAGTTGAAAAAAGGCGGTCTGTAGAATGGTGGTGTTTACTTTGGTGGTAAGTCGGACAACGACAATTGTTCTCTGCGGAATGGTAATGCGAACAATGCCCCTTCGAATGCGAACACGAACATCGGTGGCAGCTAACGTGCTAAAAAAAATTACTGCTATACAGAAGCCTCGTCAGGAAGATGGAAAATGTCAAGACAACCCATTGTTTGAGAATGGGAACTTATTAGTACATTTACAGTTGTAGGTATATGGAAAGTTAGTTATCTTTGGCTCAACGGACAAAGAAAAGCACGTAAGATGAAAAGATTGAATAATATTTTTGAAACGATAGGCAGTATGGATAATATTATCTCTGCTGCTGAAAAGGCAAAGAAAGGAAAGAGGAATCACAGGGGTGTGAGGGATTATGAGAAACATAAGGATGAATATCATCAGAATGTTTATCAGATGCTCAAAGACAAATCATACCATGTAAGCAAGTATGAGGTGATAGAGAAAGTGACTGATGCAGGAAAGGTAAGGGAGATACACAAACTCCCGTTTTACCCGGACAGGATTATCCAGCACAGCCTTTTGGTACCCATGATGGACAGATGGACAAAAAGCCTTACACTTGATTCATATAACTGTCTGCCCAAAAGGGGTATTACAAGTAAGGTTAAAAAGCATTCCCTTGTGAGAAAGATGAAACGGACATTGCTTGAAATGGACAAAAACGGAAAAATATACGTTTTGAAAATGGATATTAAGAAGTTTTATCCGTCCGTAAGACACAGCGTTTACAAGAAGGCATATAGCAAAGACTTGAAAGACAGGGATGCGTTATGGCTTATGAATACGCTTAATTACAGCAACAAAGGTCTGGCTATTGGCAATCCTGACGCTCAGATAGGAAGCCATTTGGTATTAAGGTCTTTGGATCATGTTATAAAGGAGCAGTTCAAAGTAAAGCATTATTTCAGATTTGCCGATGATATGGTGATATTATCCCACGACAAGAAACAGTTGCATGAATGGCTGTGGAGGATAAGAAATTACCTGTGGTATGAAAAAAAGTTGGAGATGAAGAAAAATTACAGGATATTCCCCGTTTCAGAAGGGATAGATTTCGGTGGATTTGTCTTTACTCCCGGTCATACCAAAATAAGAAAGAGAATAAAGAAAAACTTTGCGTCAAAACGTAATAACCCAAAATCAATTACGAGTTATATGGGTATGTTGATGCACTGTGATTCTAAAAACTTAATTAATAAAGTTTTAGTTAATAATAATAGCCACATGACAAAGATTAGTGACTTAAATATAAGAGTGTCAAGAAAGTTTGACGGAAAGGATATAAAGATAGACAAACTTGTCGATGAGCATATAGACATTCTTGATTTTGATGTAAGACCATCTACAAAGAAGGACAATAGTACATGGGTAAGAATGCAGATACTGTTCAAAGGAGAAAAATGCTTTGTGAAAGGCGGATACGAAACATTAGGAGCATTCCTTTCCCAAGTAGACAAAAGCCTTTTACCATTGGAAGATGTTGTCATAAAATTCAATAGGGGTTATTATTTTGATGGAACATTAGATATTTAAACTATGGAAAGAGGTTTGATTTTTGACGAGAAGCCTGCCTTTATCTTTGATTTAGGCACTGGATATAGCAATGTTCATTTAAACATTGAACAAGTTGACGAACCCGAAACGGACGATATGGGAAATATTGTACAGGAAAAGTTCGTCAAAAAGTGGAAAGCCGATGTACAGCGTGTAAAGAACCCTGTATCATACGACAAAACGGTAGATGCCGCCATAAAGGATGAATTTCCCAACGGTGAGGAAGAAGCGGCTCTCAGAAAAGGTATTTTAAACAAACTTGACCCGGATTATGTAAAGCTGAACGAGTTTGCCGAAAGTGTGAAACAATCTTACTTGAAAGGATATGGAAAACAATGATAAACAACAGATAGGTGGGTATTTCTCCACCAAAAACGCTTCAAAGGATGAAGCGTTAAAAGGTATCGTAGCTGCAAGAATATCAGCATCGGAAGATGTAACCGACAAGGAATACACAGCATTGTCAAACCTTATAAGAGTAGCGACATCGGATGGATGCCGTATCTCATTGGTACAGGAAACGAAAAGCAGATCAAGCAGAATATCACCAACAGGAATGCTTCTCCCGGCAGGAACGGTGGAATATTTTTCAGTCACACCGGGAAGCAAGGTGAGTGTTACGGGAACAGCAAACATATCATCTATCGAGTAAGTCATGGGCATGAATTATAACACTATATTAGCTTCCTTACTTGACGGAATATCTCTAGCATTGAAAAGCGGAAACTCAAATGTCAATGCCGATCAGTTTGAGTTTATCACTGATGCGATAAACAAATCTACTATTATACCGTCTTATTTCGATAGAGAAAATGCCATAAAGTATCTCGATGTAAGCGATACGGAATTTGCAAGACTTACATATAAAGGAACTAAGTTTCACCCTATCAAACCACTTCTCTCTCCCGTGAGAGTACAAGGAATGACAAAGCCCGTTTATTTGAAAGAAACATTGGATGCTCTTAAAAACAACGGGCTTATACGTCCAAAGAAGTCAAGGGGTAAATACAAGACTAAAAGCTAGACAACCTCATACGCATACATTGTAACACAATCATCTTTATTCTCCATATTAACCGCTTGGAAAATGTTTTCTTCATTATCCAAAGCGGTTATTTTATATGTTCCGTTCGTCAGATCAACAGTGTCACCTAATTTTATATAAGCGTACTTGTTTCCACTAGGTATTAAATACGTAATCTTTATTGGATTATTATTCCATTTTTTTAATTCTTTCATCTTCAATTCCTCTATTTTAAAATTATTGCGCTAATATACGAATAGGAAAAGCAACATACAAGAAAATAACTTATTTTAACAAGTTTAAACTATCTGAAACACAATAAGTTATACTACGAAATTTTTATTTTTGTTTAGACCATCCATGTTGTAAATTTACTTTCGTAAAGATGAGTGCACAGTCTTTACGGGAGTTATAATACACACACATTAAATTACAATATTATGGGTTCAGACAAAATTTTTATGTTCGACAATCCTGCCGCTGGAGAAAGCGCAGGTATTATGTCAATGATTCCTGCACTGTTGCAGAATAAAGGATTAGACCCCAATATGGTTGCCGCTCTTATGAGCAATAAAAACAATCAAGACGCTTGGGGTGGTGCTGGTTGTTGGTGGATCTGGATTATCCTGCTCTTCTTCCTGTGGGGTGGTAACGGATTCGGTAACGGGTTTGGCAATGGAGCAAACGGAATCCCTGCTCAATTGAACAATGAAGCAGGACGTGAATTGTTGATGAATGCTATTCAAGGAAACGGAACAGCTATCAACCAGTTGGCTAGCTCTTTGAACTGCTCTACTCAACAGTTGCAGAATGCTATCTGCCAAATTCAAGGACAGATTCAGCAAGTTGGTAACCAGGTAGGTCTTTCCTCTCAACAGATCATCAACTCAATTCAGTCCAATAGTGCAGCTATCGGTTCTCAGCTTGCTTCTTGCTGCTGCGATATCCGTACAGCTATTGAACGTCAAGGATGCGATAGCCGATTGGCTACTGTAGAGCAGACCAACACTCTGACTAGCAATGCAAACACTCAGTTCAACATCATATCTGCTAAGATTGATGCTCAAAGCGCAATCATCAATGACAAGTTCTGTCAGCTTGAAATGCGTGAAATGCAAAACAAGATTGATGCTCTGAGACAGGAAAACAGCAATTTGGCTCTGGCTGCTTCTCAACAGGCCCAGACTGCAAATATAGTTGGACAACTTAAGGCTCCGTGCCCGGTTCCATCCTATATAGTGCCTAATCCAAATTGCGGTTATGGATATGGTTATCCATTCATGGCTGGTTTTGGTGCAGGTTATGCTGCTGGTGACAACTGTGGTTGCAATTGCTAAAGTTTAGTTAAGAGTTCTTTGACTTATTGAATTGGGCTTCGTAATCGGATAGGTACATCCATTTATATCCTTTATGATACTTTCTTTTACCTAAACATACAGCGGAAATATGACCTTGGTTATATCCTTCTGTTTTCTTAGCAAAAGTGGGTGATTCATAAATCTTAATATCATTAGGATTACTTGGATTGATACGAACAACAGATTTACTGTTTGCTAGAATAATTTTTCTATTTCCAATTTTAGATAAAGAGTTTCTTTTTCTTGTTATTGGATTTAGAGCATTCATAGAGGAATTACACCATCTTAAATTAGATACTTTGTTGTTTTTCCTGTTGGTATCAATATGGTCTATTATGGGATAATTATTAGGGTTAGATATATGTGCAGATGCAACTAATCTATGAACATAGCATTTTTTCTCTTTATTATCTTTATATAGGCGAGCTTGTAAGTATCCAAATTTCGTTTCCATTAAATGACATAGCTTTGGTGGCATAACGTATCCACCATTGCCATTATCTCTAAAACGTTCTTTAAACACAACTCTACCATATGAAGAAACCATATATGTTTCTTCATATCCGATTACGTCCTTCCAAATTTCTCCTTCCAAGGAGATGCTCTTAATAAATTCTTCGTTTGTCATTGCTAACTAGTTTTAGTGATGCTAACATAAAAAAAAGAGGGAAGGGCGTTAGCGAACCCTTTTCAATAGGCTGATCACTCCTATCTATCCCGATGCAAATATAATAAAATTTTAAAGAAAGGGAAAAGTTATGAGTTATTTTTTTAATCCTTATATGGCTGGCTATACTGCTAACCGTTTCAGAGGAGTACATAGGCTAGACTTTGGAGGGATACCTTTTATAAGAACTTCTTCTGTTACAACAGATACAACAAATTCCGAAGTTATATACGGTATTAGTCCATGTCTGTTCAGACGATTACCTAATCAAGGTATCTTACTTCTGAGTGTAAACCATGTTCCTGCTGCCGGATCTGACGCTTACCTTGTTTCTGTGGCTACTACATTGACAAACACTCCGTCAACCACGACAAGTAAAGTTCCTTTGGTAAACGGTTCTGGAGATCAAATGCCATCAAGTGAGATTTCACAAGGAAATAAATACTTTGTCTATTACGACAAATGTAATGGGATATTTCAAGTAGTTAATCATATCGTTGCACCTGCTACTGCCGCACAGGCTAGAAGCACTGTAAAATGATATTAAAAAGTTAGAATAAGTATGTTTCAATCAATACGACAAGGACAGCAGTTTTTCATATTGCATAAAGGGGAAAACCCAAGATGTGATGTGGGCACTGTGGTAAGTGTTTCAAATCCTGTTCCTAAATATCAGAACGGATATACAGCATATCCTCTTCCGCAAAATGAAATGGTTGTGGATGTGAAAGTTAAGGTTGGAGATGATACTCTTGATTTTCAAAAGTTGCCAGCCAATCTTAGTATAGCAGACTTTTCCCAAGTAGGCGGGAATGTGGTTGTATCGGAAAGCAAGGATGCCATCAATGCTGAGATAGAAGCAATGAAAATAAGTAGTGTAAGGGTTGTGGAATCTGTGGAATACCATCAGAAAGTAATAAAAAGCTGCGATGAGATGCTTACAGCGTTGAATCCTGCATTTGCCGAAAAGGCACAGCAGGACAAGGAGATGAAGGAACTTAAAGGTGAATTGTCACAGATAAAGGATATACTTGCACAACTTGCTGCTTCTGGTATCAAATTGCCTGACGTGCAACATGTAAACAATAATAATAACAACAATAAAAAATAAACACTATGGGTTGGAAAGTATATGGAATGGGCCGTAGCTTTGAAGGTGAAGATATGGACCGGGAATTAGAAAAAGCGTATAAAGAAGGCTATCGTGACGCTATGGAAGAAATGGATGGACGTTACGGTGAGCGTGGAATGCGTAGAAGAATGGACGATGACGGGCGTATTTGGGATGACGATGATGAGTACGGAGAAAGACGCGGAGTCAAAGGTACTGGTCCTTACGCTAGACGTAGACGCTAATTAAATTGGTTTAAGCCCGTAGTGGTTTGCTACGGGCTATCTTTTTAAAAACAAAAGCTATGGAAAGAACGAGATTAGATGTATATGAGAAACTTCCTTCGGGAATGGAAAAATATCTTGCAGAACATGGATGGAATTTCTCAAAGAAATTGTGTGAATATGCCGTTTCTAAAATGAAAGACAGGAACGGTAACAAAATACACCCGTATGATAAGGATCAAGTAGAAGCATTGATGAAGCAATTCAATGTTGAGTTGAAGAATGATGTGGAATACAACAAGGTTTATGTATTGAATATGGTACGTGCCGACTATATGGGTTCATCCATAGTCAATGAGCAATATGCCTGTATGTTTGTAAAAGACTATCTTGACGATGTTGACGGAAGCCCTACCCGTGCTCTTGACGAGTATTATGCAAAGTGTATAGCCTGTGGAACACCTTTCTCTTGGGAGGATTATATCTGATTGCTATGGTACGACAAAGACTATACATTGAGGAATATGATTGGACGGTTGATGTATTCTATTCTGTGGATAAATACTCTTATTTAAGAGCGATATACAGACTGGAATATATTGGCTGTCCTTTTCATTTGCTGAACAGGATAACGGATAAGATAAAGACTGAAAAATACAATTACGGTGTAACGTATTCAAACAATAAGTGCACTGTAATTATTATCAGTCACAGTACGTCTGATGAAGAATTTATGAATACACTGGAGCATGAAAAACAGCACATGATTGGTCATATAATTGATCATTATGGCATAAAGCCTTCATCAGAAGAAGCCGGATACCTTGCAGGATATGTAGGTGCTTTATTTACAAAACCTATAAAAGACGAGATTTGCGATTGTTGTAAGAAAAAACTAAAATAAATCATTATGAAAAAGATTTTTATGGCTATGATTAGCGGAAAAAGCAAAGAAGAAGTATATGATATGCTTAACGATTCAGAAAAGGAAATACTGTTCGGTATTGCTCAAAGCATGGGAATGACACGGGTGGAAAGAAGAAAAATGAAAAGAAAATACGAAAAGAGAAGATAGGCTAACTGCCTATCCTCTCTATTATTAGTTAAAACTTTTGTATAATTCAAGATTATTGAAAACATAGCACTCTTTATCCTTGACTTGAGGATACATGTAAGAGGGAATATTCGCTATCTTTCGGGCATTTCCCCAGTATGATGTCCTGTCTTTTACGTTAAACAGAAGTTCTGGGGTATCATAAAACAGGTTCAGTTCTCCTGTTGTTTGTACATCTTCATCCCATTTGCCTTCGTCACGAGCGATATATAGTTTAAAATTGTTCATATTTCATGTTAAAATAATGGTCAAGTTTACTTTTGTATTCAGGAAATTCGTCATACATGGATTTTAATGTTCTCATAGACATACATTCTTTCTGTACTCCCTTTTGGTTTAACTCGCAAAATTGCCTAAATGACATTTTCTTATAGAAACTGGGTTGGTTTACCCATCTTGCAATCTGCACATATATGTTTGACATGGGATGAAGAGCGTAATCCTTGTATCTCATGACATATCCAAGACATTTGTATCTCATAAGTATCTCTATCCTTTCAAACAGTTCAAGAATGTCTTTTATAAGCAACTCTCTGCTTGTACCGATTCCAAATCCGCAAAACAGATAAAGTTTGGTTGACTTGTCTGTAATGTTTCTCCATAAATCAAGTTTTCTTGAAATAACATCCTTGTCCTTTATATTGTCAAATGCAAATATAAAGTCACCGTAATATTTGCTCTTAGATAACATGGAAGCCCTGTTAGGAGTAAGAAGTCTTATGTCAAGACCCTGTTTGAACTGAAACTGTTTCCCGGTTGCTTGCAACTCTGTAAGGTCATCCTCCCATCCTGCATATCCAAGGAAATTATCATCAAGAAGTGATATTACCTTTCTGTCGCTGTCTAGGAAATCGGACAACTCCGAATATTTGAATACCTTGCTTTCGTTTCTGTTTACGCAAAACGGGCATTTTCTGAAACACCCCCTTGTAAGGAATCCTATGGAAAAATCGGTATAGGACGAATGATACGCCTTCAATTTACCTTTTCGCTTTATCGTTTCAATAAAGGAATCATATATATGATAATCGGGCATCTGTGTTCCCCATAACAAACCGTTAAACAGTTTTGTATTAGGAAGATCGTGCAAATCCTCATATCTTATATCATTGAAGCTGTTATCATGAGCATTTCCCATATACCATCCCGTTCCCCCATACATCACACTTCCCTTATATCCATGTATGAAACTTGGTTCGTTTGTGGATGTAAACACCTTTGATACGGTAATAACATCATAGGAATCAATATTGTTTCCATCCATCAATAATTCCGTATGAATACCTTTTGATTTAAGGAACGCGGACATTTTCATTATGGCAAGATTGGGGAATGTGGTTCCGTTATCTAATAAATCCGCATCAATCAATCCTACTTTCATATAAGTTTTCTTTTTATAAGAGTGTTTTCTACTTCCATCCAATCAACAAATGGTCTATTTGATAAGTTCACGTTATATTTCAACGGACATCCCAATGCCGCATCATCAATGTATATGTGACAATAAGGTTTGGGTGATGTGGTCCATGTGTGCTGTTCAGGATTCTCGTTTACACCGAACAGGGGAATGTTGTTGTACGTAAACCATTGCACGGCTTCCGATAGATACTTTCCTCCCTGTTTGTGTATGTCGTAATCATCGGAAGTCACCTCGTCAATATCACTTCTCATGGTAAACAGAATAAGTTTATGTCCGTTATCAACCAATCTTTTTAATATAGGCACAGCACCTATATCCTTGCCGATTTTAGGAAAGTCATGTGTCACGACCGTTCCGTCAAAGTCAATTCCTATAATAGCCATAATTATTTGTTATGTAATTTATCATATATTTCTCTTACCTGTTTATACCTTTCTTCCTGCTTCTTTGTGAACGGCATGAAGGAATGATTTAACCACCGACATATATAATAACATTTATCATTGGAATAATCAGTTTCATCAATATTAATAAACCAATCAACGTCATTCCTCATTTCTCTTGCAGAAATAAAGGCGTCAATAAGTTTTGGATATTTTATAAGTCCTATGTAATTACTATTTAAATTTGCTTTCGGGCAAACAATACATCCAACTCTTTTGCAATAATCATATTCGGGATTTATAGGTAATGAATATTTATGGATATAATCCCATACATCCTTATCCGTCCAATCTATAATAGGCTTTAATTGTATGATGGAAGTGGCACCAATAGACTGACAATGTTCTTCAAAATAGGAATCAAACAATTCTTTATTTTTCTTTAAAGTCGTTTTGTTTTTCGCTTCAAATGCCGTCCTATTACTCCTACTCCTACTTTCAGCTTTCCTTACTCCCGTAATACTGCACGCATCCACATATTTAGGATTGTGCTTATAATCCTTGCAACAATAAGCTATTTGTACAGTAGGAAGGATGGATTTGTGGTTTTTCCATATATTTTGTATGAACCCGAATTTGTAATCACGCCTCCATATTACATCGGGATAGTTTTCTTTTATAAAACTTAATGTAATATTACTTTCAAAGGCATGGTTGAAAAAGGCTTTGAACGGTATTCCGGCACGTTTGCAAAGGTCATAACATACCTGACTATCTTTTCCTCCCGAAAACCCCAAATGTACTTGCAACCCCATTGTTTTAGCTATCTTACTGAATTTTTGTATTCTAGTAATGGCTAATTGTTCTTTTTCATCCATAACCATCTGTTTATCTATTATTTCTTTCATACTAATTCAATTATAGCCTTCTTTAAATTAACAAATAAAGGTATTGCTGACATACCCCCATTGCAATCCAACTGTCTTAAAGAGGGGACAACCTCTCCGTTATCATCAATATCATAATCTGCAATATAGGCTAACTTCTTCGCTTCGGGAACTAATATCCTTTCATGAGCCGGGACCGTTATACAGACTTTGCTTCCAACAGGGAATCCTTGGTTGGATTCAATATATTCCTTTTCCAACTGAATTTTCTGATTTTTCAATTCCCTTATTTTTGAATCAATATCATTTTTCTTTGTCTGAAATTCTTCTTTGTTCATTTTTTTCTCGTTTTACGTTAATCCTCAATGGCATACAATGCCTGCATACACTCAAAGGGGAAAGATGAATTTAAAGCGTCATATATTTCTTCCGATATATCATCTTCGCTTTCAAAATTACCTTCAACACTTTCAGATCCAAATGCTGTTGCAACATGCTTCTCTTTATACTCCTTACCATTAATGGTTACGGTTGTTTCCCATCCGTCAGAAGTTACTTCGATTACTATCTTATTCATTACTATTCAGTTTTGAAAATTATTTATTTCTCTTTTTAACGAAACATTTCTATTACTACTTTATTTTCCGAGTTCCCATCATCAGGATGCACATCAGTAAAGTCAATGACGGAAAAATCATATAAATCTGGAATGTATTCAGTTTGGTAATCTCCTGTATTCATTACAATATTTATTTCAGCATCCTTATTGACAACTAACATTAACTCGTCAATCATATCTTGGACAGTAATTATTCTTTTCATCATTGTTTCTATGGGTTTTACAAAGCCACCTAAGGCTCATTTTTATATAAGTTTTAATGCTTCCTGTATTCCAGCTTCCAGTGCTTCCTCGTAGGTATCCCATTTTCCTCCGTCATTTGTTCCTTTATAAGCAGAACTAGCTATATGAGTTCCATTGTCAGCTTTAGATATTTCGTATCCATAACCACAGGCACAGTTGTATATACATATATGAATATTCTTGGTTTCACGTAGCCATTTCTGGGCAATGGATTGCGGAGGAAATTCTATATCTATAAACATCCCTTTATCTTTCAGCAACTTTGCTGTTTCTAATGTTACAAGTTCTTCGGTCATAATTTTATTCTCCTTTTAATTTCTTTATTAGCGCATCAGCGAAACCAAGACTCCATTCTGCTGTAATATTTAAACTAGCACTCATTACCTGTTCATGTGGATTGCTGCAAAATCCTTGCATGGCAGCTTTCGCTAGTTCATATCGCCTCTGTTCCCAGTCGATAGCTGAAAAATCAAGTTCGCATTCTCTGTAAACCATGTTATCACATACATATAAATAATCATTGCTATGTTGAGAGTTGATGTTTAATTGGGGAGTTACATCTACCAAAACTCCTGTTGATTTTACTCTTGCTTTCATTGTTTAATCATTTATTTAAACATAACGCTTAGTAATAGTACCGAATGAATGATACCGATGCCAAACTATATTTCCACGCTGAATTTCAGTAAGCCAATCACAAGCCTTAAAAACTTGTCCTACATTGTATAGGAATGGTCTTTTTTGTATTTTTCTTTTTATTCTTGCTTTCATTGTTATTCCTTCTTCCCAACTTTAACATATCCGTTTTCAATGCACCAGCACAACATATCGTATGCTGCATCAATGAGTTCTTTACTCTCTGTAATCTTATAAGATTCCATATACAAGCACGTATAGCTATCCGCAAGTTTTTGGATGGTAAGCACTTGATTGCCAATAAAGCAAGGCAGCTTATCGAGAATATCCTGCAAGGTGTAGATATGGTATAATCCAAGTTCTTGTAAATGCTTCATTTGCTTGAATGACAATACCTGTTTCATTTCTTTTCCTCCTTATCTATCTTAATATCTGTTATTTTCCCACGACTGACAAAGCACTGGTCCATGTTTTGGTTTTCGTAAGCTATATCGCAAATGATTTCTGAACTATCATCGCACTCATTTTGTAATGAGCACTCATCACATATTCCAACTCGCAATTCATGTAGCACTCCGTCTATTATTATTCCGTTCTTGACTTTCATACCGTTCAATCTCCTTTCTGTTTAATCCGTTCCAGCACATCCTTGTTGGCTTCGAGTATATCATCGAAAGAAGGAATGGGCATCCACATGTCACACTCGTAGTCGTTCCAATCCTCAAATTCAAATCCTCCGTCTGTCGCAACGTATGGCGATCTCCCGGATGAAACAACGATATAGCCACTAACAATCGCTCCATTTGATACCATTCTGCAAAGGACAATCTTGTTAGGCTCTGGCAACCGTTCCTTAACACTTATCCAAGGCGATTGCTTTGACTGCCATTCGGCACCTTGTCTGAATGCCTCTTTAACCAACCTCATTTCTAAGCTATTATCGTATTGGCATTCATAACAATATTCTGCCGCTTCCTTCGCTGCATCTTCTACTGTATGTTTCATATCTCTCCTTTCCACCTATCCTAGCAGCATATACATTACTACTAGGAATAGGTAATAAATTGTTGTTTTACTCATTACTTTCTTGTTATTATATATTGCAATCTCCACATATATTCACAAGGGAATCAAATTCTTCTCGTGAATATTCAAATCCATTGATTACGATTACCTCGTTACCATTTTGGTCAAAGTGAACTCCATCATTCATTTCTAATTCGTTTTTAATTAATTCCGTTTTATCTTTATGATATTAATCTTTCCTCAACGCACCAACATAGCATTTCATAAGCTGCATCTATTAATGAGCAAGATAAAAATTCTTGATAATAATCAAACTCGTCAGACATGGAATAACATATATGCCAACAATTGTCACTAAAGTACATTGTAATCCAATAAGTATCCGTTCCTGTTTTTATCTCTTTTGGTAACAGTTCCAAGATGTCAAGAAAAGTAAATGCAGGAATACAATGTTCTTTTCTGAACGGTTCCTTGAAAGTTTTCCACTCTCGTAAAGATAATTGTGGTTGTTTCCCTTCCTCATAAGGATATAACATCCAAGTCATTGATGCGTTACCTGTATTCACTCCAAGTTCTTGCAGGTGTTTCATTTTTTCAATTGACAGCACATTCTCCAAAATTTCCATCAGTTAAAATATTTTTGGTTTTATTTGATACGCTTGCAGTAATATATCTGTTCGTGGTTCTTATATCAGAATGACCAGCCATAGATTTCAGTTCTCCTTCTGGTATTCCCATATTAGCCCATCTGGTAATAGCTGTTCTACGTCCTGTATGTGTTTTGATGAACTGGTACTTCGGCCCTTTCATGAGTACATTTGCCCGTCTTACAAATACCTGCTTGTTTATACCTGCTCTACATCCAAGGGTTGGTAGAACTTCATTCATAGTAGTCTTTAAGGAAGATTCTATGTTGTATTTATCGAACGATCTAACCTCTTTTATCATTTCTATAATCTTGGAAGGTACAGGAACCTCAACGTTCTTACCTGTCTTTTTTGATATATACGAAATAACATTTCCTTCCATCATAGAATCTTTCAATCTGAAAATATCGGAATATCTCATGGCAGTATAGCATTGAATCAGAAACAATTTCTTTACTATTTTTTCTGTAACGTTAAACGGCTCGACATTCCAGAATAATTCTATTTCTTCATCCGTAAGAGATATATTTGAAGGAGATTTTACGTTCAGTGAGATAATATAATCATTGATATATTTGCTCATCTCTTTTGATTCGGACAATATTCTTTTAAGCATTAAAAGATATGCCTTTTGGGATGATTCGCTTATCTTTCTCTTTGATTTTATAACATTGATCATATCATCTATCATGTCACGATTGACAGGCTTTTCAACGGACGGGACTTCCTTGAACGTAGGAATGGCATCATTAAAATCATACTCGTCATAAAGCTGATTGGTAAGATATGGCATTATATGTTTGGATAATGCTTCAAATCTTACCTTTCCGCTTCTTGTCTTTGTATTATTCAACTTTTCTATCAATACTCCTACAGTCATAATTGAAGGGCTATATTCGTTCTGAATTGTTTCAAGCCTGTTTTTTAAATCCTCAATCAGCCTGTTCTGTGATTCTATAGTCTTGTTTAACCTATCTATTGTTTCAGCGAGAATCTGAATTGTTCTTTCTTCGTTTTCCATAAGTTATATATTTTTGTTGCAAAAATAATAAAACGGCATATTCGATAGGTTAAACAATAGTTAGCAACTCTTAAAAATGTTTACTACGCCCATTAATTTATAATCTCCCTCTTCGTTAATGATACATATAGGAGCATTATTATCAGGATTGGTATATGCCAATGTAACATAATCCCCAGGGAACACCTTCAATGCGTTAATCATCTTTTCAATATTCAGATTGCAATCCAAACGCCCTTGACAATATCCTTCAATTCCAACATTTTCCGATATTTTATATCCTGCATCATTTGTGTATGTTATATCCATTTTATTATCTCCCTCCCTGCAAACAAAATGTGATATGTTATATACATCTGACATTACCTTTATTCTTGAAAGGGAATCTATCAAGTCGCTAGTTCTTGCTTTAATAAAGTAATTAAAGTTTGATTTTATATTGTTTACCAATGGTGTGTAGTTTACAAACTTAACCTCCATCAGCGTACAATTAAAGACAGAACCGAAATCCCCATAAGATATGGACATCACCCTTTCATCATCAGATACAGAAACAGTTACATTTTCTTCTGACAACATTTCAAGAAAAGATAACGCTTCCTTTACCGATGTAGGCATTACATTTATGCACAAGTCCTTTGATATATCCGGCTGACATTCTATAACATCTCTTACAAATACAATCTTATCGGACGAACATATATCAATGCAATTATTGGAACAAATAAAATTTATCCCCACTCCACTAAGGCTGGTCACAACGTCACTGATATCATTAAATCCTATGTTCCTTTTTAATGCTCTATACAGATCATTCCTGTTCACGTTGACCCTTATCCCGGTACCACGCTTACCTATTTTAATATCAGGATAAGATTCCACATCTTCTGCAAAGAAAGACGCTTCACTGCCATTGTAAGAGAATATTATATCCTTATCATATATCTTTACCGTAACAATGGAATCCTTTACTGTTTTGAGTAACTTTACAAGTCTTATTCCGTCTACTGCAAACTCCTGCCCGTCATTGCAGTCTGAATCAATAACGGGAATAATCAAACGCATCTCATTGAGGTTGTTGTATGAAGTAACCTCTATCGCATTCTCTGATGCTATATATTTAAAACGAAAACATTTAAGTATCGTCAAGCCTGTATCGGAAAGGCAGGCTTTGGCTGAGTTTAACGTTGAATATAAAACTTTTCTATCAAAAACTATCTTATTCATAAATGTAAAATTCAAATGTATTCAATCCAAGAAAAATGTTCTCTTTTATCAAGGTAATCCATGTCGTTCTCGTTATCATAGGCTTCCTTCTCAAACGATATATTCCTATACGCATTACCTTTTTGTGTAAGCCTGTACAGCCATTCCAAAAGATACAAAATGTAAAACGGAACATACAAAAGCTCTTTCATTTGTTTTGTATGAATCGCTTCGTGATTGTAATCGCTTTCACGCATCGTACATCCTTTTCTTACGAAAAGAACCCCAAACAAATTTATACACTTGTACCCCTTGAATGGAATTATTTTGTTATATATAACTTTCATTGAAACAGCTCTTTAATTATTTTTTCAAAACTTACCTTTGTAGTGCTGTTACGCATACAATAATCTTTTATCTGTAGTGTATTTGACATTCCTGGCTGACCACGCTCAATAGCGTCAAGGATATTCCACAACATTTCCTTAGACCATACAAAATATCCTCTAAAGAAATATGTAGCCATCACATCAGCCTGTTCTATTATATGATTACGGTCATGGTTACTGTCAGGCATTTTAAGTTCTATGCCATATATTTTCCCATCATGTATATAAGCAAGGTCCGGCATACTTTTCTTTGCTCCTAGAGCACGAAACTCAGCCGACTTGTTACCACTTACAGCGGGATGGAGAAGTTCGGAAAAGAATGCCACAAGCAATCCCCTGCATCCTTTACCTTCCTTCTCGTTCCTGTAACTAACTACTATATCTTTCTGCATTTTCTTTTCTTCCGCAGATCGTTTTTCCTCAGCCATAATAAAAAAATTGTATTTGGCAAAGGTATCACGAAATGTGATATGTGAAAAGGGAAAAAGGTTAAAGTTTGTTATCAACCATCTCAAATCCTTCACACATGTCATGTCCGCTGTTTCTTATCTTCATGGCAACGTGTTTTTCAAACCAAGGAATATAACATACGTATCCAACAAACAAACCATCTACAATAACTGTGTATCTATGCTTGCAGCGACAGCAGCAATACTCTCCGTTCCTGCAAGGCTTTGTGTTGCTATTTTGCAAGATCATCCAAAGAAATGTTTTCTGACAAGAAATCGTCCGTGCATTGTTTTACCACATCATCGAACCGCAAATCGCAATACTCGTCAATCCAGTCACCTATGAAGTATAGTTTGTTACTTCCTGCAATAATACCAAACAGAATAGGGTCTTTTCTTTTTTCCACCTCTTCTTTTTTCTTGTCAGACGATAAATCTGTTCCGTTGTTATCAAAGTCGTAGTGGAGAATGACATAATTATCAAATATTTCATATTTGTCTATGTCCGTCTTTTTCCTAATTATGTCAAATGGTATGATTCTTGTATAGTCAGATATGTAATCAAGGCATAGATTTTTCGGACATCCTTTTGCAAACTTCATAAGATTTTCCTCTGATATAGCCTTGTATAATCCTTTACTGAACAATATGCTTTCGTATTTACATATCACCATGTTTCGGAACAGTTTTTCTTTCAAGGCGTGTTGACCGGATCTTTCAGCATAACCTAGCATCAGTATATAGTCTTTTATTCTATCCCTGTATTGCTTCATCTCGTTCTCTGTCTGTATCTTCACCTCAGAAAAGAAATGTATTACGTCAAACTTGGATCTTCTATATTCGTCTACATAATCCTTAATCTTTTTAAACCATGAGTTTTCCTTATGGTTTATGCCAAGAAGAGAGGTTCTTACTTGCTTGTGTTCCTGGTTTGTTTTTACAGAATCAAGCATTGTAGGTGAAACGGTAAGATTAAATTCCGCCACTCCTTCCTTGTCATTGCTTTCCATGTATTGTTTTAGGAAATCGTAAGACATTACACTTGGATTAGGATCTTTCTGCTCTATAACGGCATATTTGGGCAGATTAAAGTCAAGCCTTATAGCTTCATGAAACAAGGCAATTTTACCATCGCTGTTAAGTAAATTTTTTCCCATAATTAAATGTTATTTTTTGTTTCTTTGAATATAACCCCATATAAACTTGCTGGAATATCCGCATTCTTTCATGGCTTTACGAAAATCAGTTTCCGTATTTCTGATATACAACTGCCGTATTGCCCAATAAGTATTGTATCCTTTAAGTTCCGCATACTGGAAAAATTGTGTAGGTGTCATTTGTTCAAATTTTAAATCTCCTACTAGTTCTTGCAGTTCCGCCATTCTTATTTCCTTTTCGGTTGGATATACATATCCGCAGAAAGGACATTCCGAAGCGGTTATGGCAATATATTTACCACATTGTTTACACTCTTTCACCCCTTGTATTCCTTCACATTTCCCCTTGTTATGCCATAAAGCCCATTTACGTTCTTTCTCAAACTTGCCGAGCCGTGATATGTTACCACCGAAGTCTAGGAGAAATGCTTCCGTTTTATTTGGGTGAAGCCGTATAGCCCTGCCAGTTGCCTGGATATAAAACTGAACGGATTGTGTAGCACGGTTTAATATGCAAACCTCTATACTTGTTTCATCGTATCCCGTAGATAAGATACCACTGTTGCATATAACGGTGAATTTATCGTCATGGAAATCCTTGATAAGCTGTTCCCTGTTTCCTGTAAGATGCTTGTATCTTTCATATAATGCTAACTCATCCGGCTTATTCTTATCTATACCTGATATGAGGAATTTTGCAGGAATGCCAGCTTCATTAAATTCAGCGCACATCCTTATCGCATTTGCCTGTGTGGCATCAAAACAGATTGCTTTCTTCATCGGGCAGATACGCATATAGTTTTCAATCACCCCCTTGTACTGTACAGACTTGTTGAACACCGCACCCATCTGCCTGCTATCGAAATCACCTGTGCGATAATCGGTATTAACCTTAGACAAGTCGGGCGCATCAACTGTAAACGTTCTCAACTTGGTTATGTTTCCCCGGTCCATCATATCCTGTATCTGGGCGGTTTCTACAATCTCTTCATAGTTCATGCCAAGCTGCCTTTGGTTTCCACTTCTCATCGGGGTTCCTGTAAGACCTACTACATACTTATCATCAAGCAAACCAGACTCAAAGAGATAATCCGCGTCAGACGAATGCGCTTCGTCTATCAGACAGAGAGATACACTTTTAACCCATTCAACCCATTCGGGCTTTTCAATCCTTCTACGGAGAGTTTGAGCCATTGCGGACACTACTAGACCTTTAGGTATGTTCCTGTGCTTAGGGGAGATGTATTCAGCCTGTATGCCAACTCTTTCCAACGTTCCCCCTGTTTGTGTCATAAGTTCAGATCTGTGGGATACGATAAGCACCTTATTCCCCTTTTCGACAGCACCTTTAGCCATAAAACTCATTATGACCGTTTTGCCGTAACTTACACAGGCTGAGAATATGACGTGTTTATGATTAGTCAGGGCATTTCTCAGACGGGTTATCCCCACCTCTTGGTAATCCCTTAGCCTGATTTCGTTTGTACTCATTTTCTTGTATTATTCTTTCAAGTTCGTTTTTCAATGCAATCACAAAAGCCATGCACTCTTCTCCTTCAAACTGCTTGACAAACTGCCTTGCGGCATCTTCGTAATCAGGAACACATTCCTTTTTGAAGTATTCCTCATTGTCTTGAAGAACCATCCAATCCTCGAAGTGGTGGTTTGGCTTTTTCTTGAATATGTGAAGCAAAATGGCAGTGTCGCTATTTAGTTTGATCAGCTTCCTGTCGTAGTTTTCAAATTCGTCAACGTAATCCGTATTCATCTTCGTAAAACAATTTAAAGTTTCTCCATCTATGCCCGTTTTTCCCCTTACAGAAAGAACTGCATGAGCGTTGTGGCATACCTAATTTCCTCTCACAGTCACAACAGGCTTCAAAGCATAGGAATCTGTTCGTGCCATCCTCTATCGCAATGACAGCCCTTGTATTGTTTCTATGACCGAGATAAGAACCGTTTTCCTTTCGTTTTTTAATGAGTTCCTTCATAAGAACTCTTTTCTTTTCACGTTCCTCATCCGATACTTCCCTTCCTTTCTTGAATCCATAATTATGGCCTTTTACGAACCTTCCTTTTTCGTCACGGTAAGATATTGGATAATCTATCCATAATTCGCTAATTGCTGGCATTGAAATCTAACTTTAGTTTTACAATTTCATCACTCATGGCATGTACTCTTTTCAGCCATGCCATTTTCCATGCTTCTTTTCCTATACCATATATACGATATATATCATCTCCTACATCATCAAATTTGATAGGAGTGCAGCTTATTGACTTACATTTCGTTCCGTCCATAAGTTCAACGTCACCTACACCTCCATTGAGCATGATAAAGTTGATATTGTTTTCTATGGCAAGATAGGGGATGATTATTTCATCCCCACGATTAGGTTTGTTGTGCTTGATTAGTGTAGTCATAACAACTTAGACAAGGTATTAATATACATTTTTACAGACATTTTGTTCTAGACAAATTACCATAATATTTGGTGGCACTTGTAAATTAATCAACTTCCACTAACTCACCGTTTTCCAGTCTATACCATGTATCAGCCTTGACAACCTCACCATCAACTACTACAGCCTTCCAATCAACAATATCATACGTATCATCCCTTTCCTCAGCTATGACCAAAATTGCACCTATTCCGCCTTTTACCTGAACATTTTTTCCTCTTGCTACTGACAAACCATTAGATCCTGTTGAAGCCTTTCCTCTTGCCGTGGCAGCACCATAATTACCAGCCGTAGCAGCACCACTATCACCAGCCGTGGCAGCACCTCTATTACCAGCCGTGGCAGCACCATTATCACCAGCCGTAGCAGCACCTCTATAACCAGCCGTGGCAGCACCACTATCACCAGCCGTGGCAGCACCTCTATAACCAGCCGTGGCAGCACCACAATCACCAGCCGTGGCAGCACCATAATTACCAGCCGTGGCAGCACCATAATTACCAGCCGTAGCAGCACCACTATTACCGGCCGTAGCAGCACCACTATCACCAGCCGTGGCAGCACCTCTATTACCAGCCGTGGCAGCACCATTATCACCAGCCGTGGCAGCACCACTATTACCGGCCGTGGCAGCACCATAATCACCAGCCGTGGCAGCACCACTATCACCAGCCGTAGCAGCACCTCTATAACCAGCCGTGGCAGCACCATAATTACCAGCCGTAGCAGCACCTCTATCACCAGCCGTAGCAGCACCACTATCACCAGCCGTAGCAGCACCACTATCACCAGCCGTAGCAGGTTTTCCCGGTTCCGCATTACACTCGTTAGTACACCGTTCCTTGACATAAGATACAGCTGCTTTCACAAGCCCCCTTATATCAAGCTCAGCACCTATTCTAATTTTTGAAGAACAAACCTTGTCACTTTTTGAATCGTTTATTTTACCACTCTGCTCAACCTCACAAAATCTTGACCCGGCCGGCGCATAGTAACCAAAAACATCCAGAGGATAAGGACATGCATGAAAACCTTTCTCGCATACCTTTATGTCGCCTGTTTCTTCATATTCCTTACCTACCTCATACTTAAACCCTCTACAAGATAAATCCTTATCAAATGCTTTATAAGCCTTTATTTTCTGTTCCATAATATAATGTAATACTATATAATACTGCCTATTTGGTCCTTAATGCCTAATATTTCATTGAAATACGCCTTAATTTCGTTTTCACTACTTTCTTTAGATAATGTTATATTTGTTGACATATTATTAACTTTTTGTGGTAACTCCGCAATTACCCGTTACGTATTTGAAACACCAACGAAGTCATTAATTTTACTTATTGGGTATTTTTTCGCATCACGTTCGTTGAATGAAATATAAGATAGAGCCATTTGTAACTTATCCTCCATCCTGTCTATATCATCTTTATAATCGCTTCTGTCAAGTTCCCAATACAAAAGCCTTGACGGGTCATTAACCGGGCGTAAATCAAATGGATCATCATCAGATTTACCGTCATATACGATATAATACATTTTATCTACATCGGGATGGGAAAGAAAATGCGACATTAGCTGCCAATAGTATTCCTCTATAGCCTGTTCTTTTGTTGCTTCTCTCAAATATTCAATCTTACTTTCAGAAGTAAAGCATTTCACTTCGGCTATATAAGATAATTTACCATTGACATCAAATCCATACCCATCGGGAGAATCGCCATATCCATCATAGATATTATCGACAAAAACAATTTCGTCAAAATCATCCGCACAGGACATTAGTCTGGAGAACGTGTTATGGTTAAAACACTCGATAGCGTCTTTTTCATGATCCTTCCCCCACTCCATGTCATAAGTGGATATATGTCGGCATGGTTTGTTTAACCTTCTTTCCCTTGCAACCTGATAAAGATAAGAAATAGCTGTATCCCCAAAAGGAACATCAACTGTCTTTCTCTTTACACCCTGTTTTTTTGCAATATCTAGTTCGGAAGGTGTCATTTCCCTTCTCCCGGAAACCATAAGTTTTCCAATGGCGGAAGAGGTGATTTTACCACACCTCTTCATAAGCCATAATTTTTCTTTTTCTTCCGCTTCCATTATTTTTTAACTGATTCGTTAAACAATTTCATAGCTTCAGCGTCCACATCATAGCTTGCCGTGATGTATCCAATGTCGCATTTCCCACTTTTCAATGCTTCCAATGCAGCATTGAATTTATCAGAGTTCACTGTCATCTTCTCTTTCTGTGGTGGTGGCGGAACATCACGCCCTATACGCAATCCGTAGACCTTTCCTCCATCGCTTGGGTCACGTGTCAGTTCCTTGCATAATATGACACGAAAATCACGGATGGTTTCAGGATAATCAGTTTGAGCCAGCTTAGTAAGACGTTTGCGGTTCGTACTGTTCAATAGCATAGGTTTAGGAACAAGGTTTGTTTCTTTAAAGTAAGCAATCCATGATGGTTTCTTACTACCTTGTACCTTTGCATTCTCATCCCATACGATATGGGATATTGTAGCAATAATGGACTGACCGTTAGGGAGTATTTCTACTCCCACATAATCAGATTGACTTCCAGTTCTCCAATGATGGAGAACTTTGTTTTGTTGTTCGTTTGACATGGCATTAATGTTAATTTTTACACACATTTTAAAACGTTAATTCGTTCGGGGCGATACCAACGCCCACTATCAGTTATCATAAATGAATCACCGAATACTTTTCTACCGATATTAAGCGCACCGTTGACATCAGCATTGATAACCTTTCCAACTGCCGACTTGAACAGTCCTCGCTTGACACGCTTGCCGAGATAACTCTCATGCTTGCATATATCCTCCATAGACAGAGCGTCACATTTGCTCGTGTAGCTTTCCTCATGTTCGATATAGCTGATACCTGCAAGCTCGCACTTGTATCTAAGGCAGCTTCTCAACCTCGCAAAAGGGATGAATGTAAACTTCTGATTGTTTACTCCGCCCATATTGACGGATTGCTTCCATCCTTTGTTGTAGCCTACAGCAAGAGTGCCTATATGGTGTGATACAAGATAATCAACGATACGCCTGCTTGTCTTGTGCATCGCATCATTCATAAACCGTTCACGTTTATCATACATCTTTCTCATTCTGTTTGTCAGTTTCTCTATACCCTGCCTGTCCTTTATGGATTGCAGCATGGATAATTTTTTGTTAAACCATCTGTTATATGACTTGATAACCTTGCCGGAAAACAATAGCGCATTACATCCGCACACCAGCGTGGCAAGGTTGTTCACACCCAAGTCTATCGAAGCCATACCAGTACCGACATTATCCGAACAGTCACAATCATATACAACCTCCACGGTCATGTATGTACGCTTTGGAATTATCCTAACCTGTTTGAACCGTTCGATTCTGTCCTTGTATTTCTCCCATTGAGGAACGGGTATTTTCAAGTCACGGTCAAGGATTATATACCCGTCATGTATCTTGCACGACTGGTTGGTATATATCGCATTGCTCATCCCTCCACGTTTGTGATAGCATGGCAGTTCGGGCTTACCGTTATACTTCCCCGGATTCTTAGACCAATCCTTTACAGCCTTGACATATCCCTTCATTGCCTTGTCAAGCACGCGCAATGTCTGTTGGGCTACGTGTGATTTCACAAGCCTGTAATTTATCGTACCTTCAAGGTTGGTGACATTTTTCATTATCCTGTCCAAGTCGGGATAGAACAGCCACCTGTCGTTATCCTTCAACTCGTTACGGACAATATACAACGCCTGGTTGTACAGGTTGTTCGTAACACGGCAGATAGCGCAAAGCCTGTCGGAATGGTTGATGTCAAATTTATAAACTAATTGCATATTAGCCAGTATTATGTACTTCTATATAATAGTGTAAATTCGTTCTAATGCCATAGTTATATACAAACCTACAACACCCGAAAGATTTGTTGAAGAAAACAATCTGCTTAGGCATAGGATTAAGTCTATATTTATATGCTCGTTTCATATTGCAAATATAACTATAAATCAAATTACAACATAACTAATTTTGTTAAATGGTGTTTAATTGACTATAAATACCATATTAAATTTAGCTAGGTAAAACTACAGTTGAATTTCCCGTTTTGTCTACAATGACGCTCTTTCCGCCTATGACAGCTTCCGTCTTGTGTCCACTTGGGTATTCCGATAAACAGGAATCATTTTCCACTTCATACGGATATACATCCATAATGGCGGTTTCGGCTATGGATGAAATCACATAGTCTGCCATTGTACCTTTCATTCCTTCGTCCAGTTTCTTTACAGCATCTCTCAAATCGGCTGCCTGAACAAGCATATAGCATGATGTCTTTTTTTCCGCTCCGCTCTTTTCGTCCAGCGTGATGTAATACAGCTTGCATTTAAACCAGCGATCGGCTGCATCTTCCTCAGAGGGAAACAGTTCGCTGTAGTTGGAGCGTTTAATGTCCGAAACAGTGAACTCGCCACTGATAAACGGTGTCATTTCCGATATAATACGTGCTTCCGCCTCAGTAAAGCTAAGCGCATCAACCAGGTATTGCTCACTTACTTTCTTACTCATCCCATTTTCTGCTACTTTTTCGTAGCGAATTTTACACTCAAAAAATGTTTTCATGTCTATTATTATTAACAAATTAATTTAATCAAAATTGAAATTATCCTCACCACTTGGCTCTTCGTCAGGCATATCATTACCAAAATCCATCGGGATGAACCAGTCTGAAATATAGTCTTGCATGATTTAATCCTCCTGTTCTTGCTTGAAATATTCGTACTTTATTTCCCCATTTATGATCATGTCCATAATTTCTTCATCGGAAGATGTGGCTATCTTCATCATAAACTCATCTTTCTTCACCTTTTCAATATCTTCATTTTCAGTATTCCCCACCTTTTCCAACTTTTCCATCTTTCCTGCCTTTTCAGACATATAAGACACAGCATCTTTAGCTATTTTCAAGGCATAATCTGAATCGTATAAAGACATCATGGATTGAATGTATATTCCGTTAATCCTGTCAAATATCTCCTGTTGGGGAAGGCTTAGAAACTTTGCCGTATTCGCTCCCATCATCACCTTTATCTGCCAAGATGTTTTTATATTCACTATGTGAAGCCATCCCTCTTTGATAGGGCTTTTAATAATATAAAAGTCACCTACAATATATCCTTCGTCTATATCTTTCTTTTTCATAACTTGTATTTTTCCAAAGCAAGAATCATTTTATGATCTTCAAGGGCTGATTTTATTGTATCGTCAATCATCTGGTTATGCGTTTTAGAATTTATATCCAATTCTGAAACATTACATCCGTTATCAATCTTATTCTGAATACTGAAATAATAATTTCTTATTTCCAGCACATTCTTATGTATCTCTTCTCGTGTCATTTCCTGGGCAAAAATTTATTTTTAACAAATGATAAAAGCATCACGGATATTTCATCGGCATATCTTGCAAAATCATCCTGGTATTTCTCGTCAACATTGTTATCCATCCATAGTATTTGATTCTTTGCCATAGTACCTACCTTTTCAAGCGTTTCAAACATTTGAAGGCTAGATCCGGGGAGTGTTTTCTTTAGCATTTCATTCAACTCAATGGAAGATGAGTGGATAATATCAGCACAGAAAGCAATGGCGTTGACATACATCATCCAATCCATTTTCTCATCATCAGACATCTTCTTGATAATATCCATGCCCCTTACATATTTACCGTCAGGATAAGCCTTGATATATGCTTCCTGGAACTCCTTTATCTTAGCTGTTACACGAGAGCACTCAACCATACGGCCTTTCTTGATAAGATCGTTCTGCTGCTTGCGTAACTCTTTCATCTTTTCCTCTCTCTCACACTCCTGTATTAACAAATGTCTTTCCATCTTCAATTATCTTTAATTATCTTTATAAGTTCTTTAAACTGGTCCGCAATTATTTCTAGTTTTCCTTGTATCTTCTGATTCATATTCCCGTCCTTGTAGGAACTCTGAAATCCTTCATAACGTGAATCAATGCTAGAATAACAGAATGAATCAGACGTGATGTTTACCATCGTATTGTCACCGTCTATGAACGGTTCAGGTATGTCTACTTTTATTATCATAGCAATCCGAAATTGTTTAGTTTATCAATCGTTTTTAAACTTTTTAAACATCTCATCTCCCAACACTCCGCTAATGAACATGGTAAGTTCTATTTCCCATTCATCTTCCTTGCCCTTCACGAACGGATAAGTAAGCTGATGCCATTCATGGTAATCAAACAGCTTCATACGAAGCGGATAATAATCAAACATTTTCTTGTTTTCATAAAACACACGGATATGATTTTTCTTAATCTCCGTGTAAGACAAACCGTAGTAATCCAGTATCTGGTAGAATTTGTCCATGGGGGTAAAATTACATTTCATGCTTTATATATTCTTTTAGTTGTTTATGCAACGATTTCATATACTCTATTATTGTATCCGCATTAGGGTCTGAAAAGTCTACATCCTTTATGTTTTTCAACTTTACCCCATACACTGAAACAACAATAACTTCTATGATGTTATGTTCTCTATCTTCACGGTATAACACATCTTTAATGCTAGATGTATTAATGATGGGAAAGTCACAAATTTTTATTAAAGATTTATACTTACCTAGCATCATTGGCATTATTGACGTTATGTCGTTTTCTACAAAATCAAAAAACATATTCTCATCATCTCCGCAATCTACTGTTTCAAGAAACATACGGATAACTTCCCACTCTGATTTTACGTGAAAAGTATTATCTGACTTGTCTACAAAGATGCCATCACCAAATCCATCCAACGATTTCTCGGAAGCGGTGTACCCTAATCGTTCAAGTCTGTTTCTTATGTCGCTTGAATCCTTTCTAATCAATACCTTCATGGCAAATATTATGTTTAATTATTATTGTCGATTCCTTCGGTAGACTAACCTGTTCACTGTTTTCCTTGTTGGTCAAAATGTATCTTTGCCCGATATCACTAAACAGGAAATCATCTTTTACGAAGGGTATTTTATTTCCGTCATACCCCACAATAAAGCAGTTTTGAAAAATTTCTAGTAGAATCATGGTCTTTTGTTTTAATGGTTAATAAAATCGGGGGAACGCTTTCCCCCTAAACTTTCATTATAGATATGCTTGCTTCTACACTCAAACATGATGCAAATATAGTCAATAAAATGACATACTATCAAACATTTTAAAATACATATTATTTATTCACATTTGTTAAAGTATGCCTTAAATACATTCACATTGTATATATTAACCTGTCCATAGTTAGCATCAAAAATCTTTTTCACTTCGTAACCTAGCTCGTAAGATATTACTTTCATCTTTCTCCAGCTAACCTTTCTCCAGTTTACACCGTTTTCCTTTGACCATCTTTTGATACTATACCATTCCTTGGATTCATCTAGTTGTTCCGTCTTTAGTTCTAGTTGTAGCTTTGCTTCCTTGTTTTCTAAGGTTAATGCTTGATTCCTTTCATACTCATCAGCCCAAGCCCTAGCAGCTTCGGCAGGATTGTTGAAGTTTGGAAGTCTTGATGATATAGAAGTATTTCCCGTGGTAAGAAACTCTTCGATCTTGTCATCTACCCAAATAGCAAAATCAGTGGATAATTTTTGAGCAACCCTAAGAGCTATTTTTTGATGTGCCCATGTTCCTTGCTGTGATACATTTCCTCCCTTTATAATTTGCAGTAAATCAGTCGAAATAAAATTTTTTATTTCGCTCAAACGATTTACATAATCAGTCATTTCCTTAGAATTTATAATAGTGGATAGATTTTTATCAGGAAATAACCTAGCAAAATCTGTAAGACATACAAGGATATATCCATTCATCTTACGCATCCTAACATTTATTCCATTATAAGAAAATATCTTACCCATTTCGGAGGGATTTGCCGTACTTAAAACAACACCTGTGTCATTTAAGTTTTCTTCATTAAACTGTCGCATAAATAAAAAAAAAGAAGCAGAGATCTCTTCAACTTGCGACAGTTATACATTAGACTTATGAAAAATGTATGAAGAAACCTCTGCTTATATTTTAGGTAGCAGCTATCATTATAAAACAAAAAAGTCCAAAAACTATCGCACCGCAAAGATACATAAAGTTTTTATAATACCAAAAAAAATCATTATTTTTGCAAAACAATTAAAATGAGTAATATATGGCAAAGAAAGTGATTAGGGTGAATGTTAAATCCCCTAAAATAACATCAAATAAAAAGGCATCTCCCGTAAAGGTCAAGATAAACATGAAGAATACGGGAGGATTACAGCCCACAGGAAAACAGAAATTATAATCTACAACAGTTTCTAAAACCATCGGTTATAGATTGATGATTATTTATATTCCTATCTCCGAATCGTTGATGTAGATACAATGCAATAAAGAAACATACAGTTACAAATCCTATTGATATATACGAATAAAACATAGTGCATCTCACATCCTCAAACACCACATTATTAAATACAATATCCAGTATTGCGTATATAAACATTTCAATGACAAATACTCTATGGTATATACAAAATAAAAACACCTTTGACAATACATAGAACAATATTGCATTAAACAGTTTGGCGTTAAAGAATATGGTAAGGTACTTGTCCGAAAACGGAGTGGCATACTGAATGTACTCCAATGTGTCACCATCATAATACTCAATAATATCACCTGTGCCAACAGAGTGTATAACCTCACACTGATGGACAAGTATTGCAAGACAGAACAATATAGGATAACATCTTATCACCCAAATAAGAAACGTCCTGTATAAATTGTTCAAACTTTCCTCTAGCATTTTGTCTTTCATAAATTTACTCTCCTGGACAAATTCCTAATAATCTCTTCTTTCGTTCTCCCTTTCAACAGGTTAAGATCAATTGTTGCAGAACCTACCTTTACGCAACCATCAGATATGTATTGCTGCACACGTTCGTTTACCAGATAGTCCGCACCAAGCATATCCAATCTTGAAAGTCCTTTCACATCATTTCTTCTGCTTAATACAAATCCACCTACTGTTCTCCATATGCGTCTGTATTGGCTTATTCCGTCCTTTACAGGCATGATTATGTCGTTTTCAAACAATGGTATTCCGTTCATGTCAAACACGCCTGTAAACCATTCTACAACACAACCACTGCTATCTCTTACACGTCCATAAGCATCTATGGATACATCGTCAATAAGAAGTTCATATCGCCCCGTTACTCCATTAAATATACGGAGTAACGGGAAATTAATGTCATTTCTTTCCATTTCCCTTAATCGCTTCAATACATTCCTTTGCCCCATCATCGAAACCATGCTTGTATCCCTTAGCGTATTCTCCAATGTTATACACCGCCATTGCAAATACAAACAGGATGATACCTAAAGCCTTATGCCAACCGGGTAACGAGATGGAAAACGGCTTAAATGTAATTGTTAGATCTCCAACCCATAATAGGGCGATAATACATATAATTGTAAATAATATTGTTTTCATAATCAATATTTTTTTCCGTGAAACATAGGTCTTAGTTCATTGTATCTCATCTTCTGCTCAATATGCCATAGCAAATCTATGCCAAGATGTTTGGCTAGTGCAAAGATTGAAAATATCATCTCATTTACAATCGTAGAAAGATACTGGTAATCTACAATTGGTTTGGTAAATATGGAATATATCGCTTCCGTGAAACTCAATTTGCTGTACATACAGGCAATATCATCCATATATTCGGAGTTAATATCATTACTAGCAGATTCAAGGCTTATTCCTCGAAATCCTGCAAGGTCAAGCAGGCGTATAACCGCATCGCTTAGTTCGTCTGGAAGTGTGTCTTTTACATTTTTTTCAAAGGAACACTTAAATCGCTTTTCTTCTTCCACTAATGTAGGATAGCGATTATAGTCCATTTCAAAACGTGATTTACATTTCTTTCCTAATCTTCCCTTTCTATCCGCTTCCACAGCTTCCATAAGCTCTCCAACGATAAG